TAAACTTTGCAATGACAATTAACATCTTTGCCGTTATCGTAAACATCGTCAGGGTTTATTTGTATAACTTTTATATAAAGCCACCAGTAATCAGACCGCTTTTCAACTTTACCGTAAGAATTTTTAACTTTAAAATATCTACCCTCATACTTTTTAAATTCAGAGTAGTGTGTTTCAATTAACTCTTTTCTTTCTTGGATAGCAATAGCATTTAGTTGTTTTTGCAATTGCTCTTTTGTTAGTTTTAAATCTGTGTTACTCATTGTGTTTTATTTTTAAATTTTAGTGTTTAATTAAATTAATTACATATTGTTTACATCTAGCAGATAGCATGGTAGGTTGTTTATTTATAATTTTGTTATAAATATCTTGAATTGTAAACTTTCCACTCATTACTAAATGTATTTCATCTATTATTTTAGTGATGCGTTTGTATTCTCTATCAGATTGTATTTGTTCTTGTGTAAATGGTTCGTTAGACCATGTTTCACCATCTTCTGATATAAACATACCTTGTACTTCTCTGGCATCCCATCCATCTGCTGATCTCCCTGTGTAAATAGGCATAACAATTAAGTTTAAATTATTTACTTTGAAATAGCCAATACCAAGATTGGTAACACAATGAAAATAAAAGTATTATAATATCTAACCACTTAAAAAACTCTGGTGTTTTTGAAAGAAAGATACTATCAAAAAACCCGCTTATATTTTTTTTAAATAGAAGTGTGTATGTAAGCATTGATAATACTCCAAATACAAAAGTAAGTGATAATAAAATTTGTTGAAACATAATAATTAAGTTTAAATTGTTAATAAATGTTTCCAAACAGTTTGTCTGTTCTATCTCTATCATTATCTTCTTCTCGTTCTTTTTCTTTCCATTCAAAACGAGCAATTCTTTCATCTTTTTCGTAGCTTTCTACATATTTACTATTTCTTTTAACAGCTTTTTCTTTTTGCTCTTGCAATTTTTTAAAATGCTTAAACATTTGATGTGATTCTGACATAACATTTGAGTTTAAATTGTTTTATTTTGAAAGTAAATAATCTGTTCTATCTTTAATATTAAAATCACCATTAACAATAATATTACAACAAATATTTGCTAATTTTTCTTTTGTTTTATCAAAATAAGGGTGATTAAAATTACAATTTTCATATTCTTCTTCCATTTTTGTAAAAGACTTTATAGAAAAACCTTTTATATTATTTTTATGACCATCATTTTTATATATATCTTCAGAATCAATAGAATTTCCTAATCTTATTTGAGAAACCATCATTAAACCTCTTTGACAAACTTCACATGAATTTTCTTTGTAAAATTTTTTACTATTTAAAGTTTTTTGAAGCATTTTACTATCTCCTTTAATATTTTTTAAGTCTTTACTCCAATAAGTATTTGTATTTGGTTTAATAGAACCATTTAAAACTAAGTTTAAAGCATCCCAGGCTATCTCTAGCCTCTGTGTTTTATCATTAAGTTTATTAAAAGCTTTATTTCTATTTTTTAAGGTTAGATTATTTAATACAGATTTGTATGTTATTATTGTTTTCATAACTTTTTATATTGTATGTTTTAGAGTATTATTTTAATAAGTTTTGGGTCAACTTCAACGCCTTTTCCATTAGATATGTCTTGGAATGTGAGTTCTACTATTTCTAGAGTTTCTTCTATTTCTTTCCAATCATTCCAAGAAGTAGTTTCCATTATATTTTTTGCTTCTTTAATTGTTGTAGCGCCATTCCAACAAATAGCCATACCATTTTTAATTGATAGAAGAACTCTTGGATAATAAAGACCATTAAATTGTCTAACAAGGACAACTCTTTCCTTTTCTTTAAAAGGATTTTTTTTAAAGAGAACTGGGTTAAGGAGACTATTTATATATTTTCCTTCTAAATTAAAAGTTCTTAGATCTCCATTTTTATCAATAGTTTCTATTGGGTAATACTCACTGTTTAGAATTTCTTTAAGTACAACAATACCATGTATTGTTGAATAAAGTTTATCACCTGATTTAAGGTTTTCCACAATAATGTCTGTTTTCATAATTTTTGTTTTTAGTTTGTTATTAATTATGTTTAAAAAATACTACAATAAACGCTGTATTCACTATGGACTTATCTATTTACTGCTACACTATTTCTTGCTAAACATTAATAGTATTTACACGTTGATGAATTAATTACTTTCATCTTGATAGTCATCACGACCTTATTGTAATAATAGTTCCTACTTGCTATTGAAAGCATACACATACAAATCTTTATATCATACCTTGCTCCTAAAATGAAGCAGCGTTAGTTTCTTAAACTATTAGAATTTATACTGTAATAGGAATACCCATCGAAGTTAATTGTAATACCAATACTCAACATTGCGTGAATAGACACTTGAGTAATAACCTCTCAGTTAAGAGTCAGTTACCAGAGCTGTCTTGCGTAGTTGGTCAGCTATTCCATTTTAATTACAACTAAACACTTTAGGAAACGCTTTTAAAGATTGTTTTCAATCCAATTGTTGACAAAATCATTCATTGATATGTTTTTTGTAAATTTAGAATATACATCATTGCCAAAATTAACTAAATCTCCTTTAGTATAAAGTTTAGGTTCAACAATAATAACTTCATTAGCTGAATTAGTTTTGATTCTAATATCTTTAAAATCTTTAACTATAGTATCATATTCTTCTGTTTCAACATCAACTGTTAAAATAGGATTACCTTCGTTATAAGCTTTAATATAAGCTTCTATGAATGATTGTGGTATTTGAGGAAATGAACAAATACCTTCATATTTAGCACATTTACCGTCACAATTAACTTGTAATGATTTATTTGTTGTAGCTTCGATTTCGTAATAGTCCCCAATTCTTTTATTTGAATAAGTAATTACTTTTATTGAATTGTTATCATTAATAAACAACAAAGGAATAGTTATACCAAAATTATCCAAATCTTGAATTTCATCCTCACTTGTAAAATATAAATGTTGATGTTTTCCATGAATAGGTAATATTCTTTCAACTAATGTTTTATCATTATCTAATAACAATCTATTATTAATAGTATTTAATACTATATTAGTTGATTCATTAGTAGCAATCATTACTACATTTAATGTTTTAGTTGTCATAATTATTGTTTGTTAAATTGTTATTTTTATTTGGAGCTAAAGTAGGAGTCGAACCTACAGTAAAAGACAAGCAGATAGTCCTTATAAAGGATTAGGAATTATGTCTATTTCCACATTTAACATACCACTGCGTATACCAATTCCGCCACTTAACTCTTGAATCTAAAAATACATTTTGATTAGTAAATAATAAAACTATTGTGAAGTGTGTTGTTACACCAAATACTCTGACGGTTGTTTCTCCTATACATTTTTCTTTATTGACTTCTATCTTTAAAGTTTTCAAAAACCATAGTTCCACCTAACTTGCTCAAATATAGAGATTGTGTTTCCACCCTGTCAATTCAGGAACCGTATTTCAGTAATCATTTATATAGAAGTATAAATAATTCTGTTGAACTCGTAACTCTTTAAATGATGGCTACTTCCAAGCCTACATTCTACACAATAGTTTATAAGTTTAAAAATTAATCTTGGTAGTTGCTAAAGCTACATATAAGGGATTTAACGATAGACTTACTCGTTACAAGAGCCTAGTAAATTTTATACCTTATAATAAACAACATCTTTTAGCAGATTGTGATTACACTCATTTCTGTTACTCTCTTTAGCACGTAACCTGTGCAAAGGTTTAAACCTTTATATTAGCTTCGTAATGCACTTGGAGTATCCAAGCTGTTAGTGTTTCATTTTCAACTGAAGTTTATTACTCATGAACTAAATCACTTTGGCATATCAGCACTCACTGTTTATTATAAGCAAGACTAATTTTAATGTTTTAACAAAAAGCTAATTTAACAAGTCTTTCTTCTTGACTAAGAAATTGCTCTGTATTTTCTAATTGAGAAATCATTTCAGCAGTGTATCTGCCATTTGAATAATTCCTGCTCCCTTCTTCTTCAAAATTTACAGTTGTGTGATCTGAATATTCATATGCACCGCCTTTGTAACCAAAAAAAGTTTCGGTATATGCTTTATTAATTCTTTTTAGTATTACAGATTTACCCATACTGCTTTCTACCACGGAAAAAGCAACTTCGTCATAACTACCTCTCCAAGAGAAAGGTTCAGAAATGCCACATTTAAACACAGCGTTTTTTGGAAAAGACTTAATGTAGTCTTTAAATTCTTTTAGTGTCATATTGTTTTGTTTTAGATTATTAATTTATTTGTAGCGACGGAGAGACTCGAACTCCCATGTCATAAGAATTTTACATTATTACTTCTTACAACCTATACAAGTAATGAGCCTGTATCCACCTAGCATCGCTATTTGTGTAAATTTATTTAAGAACCTATTCCAAACGGACTTTTTTGAGTTCCACGATTTGACTTTTCTCGTAATGTTTCCTTATTAATTGACAACTCTTTTGAAAAATTTTCAATATCTATTAACAAAGAACCTTTAGCCACAGACAACGCTTTAAAAAGTAATTCATTTTCAAATTGCTTATTTGTTTTAGGTATGTTCTTATATCTTTTTTCTAATTTAGTAACAATATCTTGCCATCCCATGGAATAACGTCTAATTGAGTAGTCATTTATAATTCCATTGTATAAACTTTTTAATTCTTTCATTTTATTTTGTTAAAATAGTTTAGAAATGTCACTTATTTTTGTGATGTTTTGTTTTTCATACATCACTTGATACGTCAAAGTGATTGCTTCAGAAACTTCTATCATTAAAATTCTAAAGCCTAAATCCATGATTTCTTTAAACCAATTAGGTTTTATCCACTCTTGCAACTGTTCGATGCTTTTAAAAGCACAAAACTCTTCTTTTTTTAAGAAATGATTTTCTTGGGCTGGAGTAGGAAAATCTTCATGCTTTTCACTTAATTCATCATGGAAAGATAAGCTAGTACATAAAAAATCTCCTTCAATCATTGTTCTCCATAAACCATTTCCAGTTTCATGTTGAATGCGAATTATTGTTTTCATGTTAATTTGTTGGTGAGTTAAAAAAGAAACCCTCAAACACTACTGTTATATTGGGATTCACAAATTATTCATAATAGATTCTACTTCGTTGAAAGCAAAATCTGTCATAAAACATTTATTGTTATAAATGTTTAGTGTTTTTAAAGCTTCGAATTTAGACTGTAAGTCTTTTTCGTCACTTTTTTTGTCGTAGAACTGAGAATTACTGCTGTCAAAGCCCATATTTTGTAGTAGGTTGCTACATACTACTGTTTCTGGATATGTGGCATTACAACCATTTACTAACTCTGAATTCCATTCTTTTACAAGAATATCATATATTTGGTAGAATAACCTTATTTTGGCTTTAATAGCCTTTATTTTGTCAAGCGTAGTATCTTCTACGCATAAAAAGCCAATTTCACAAACTAAGTAGCAAATTCCATATATAGAATCCTCTTCAGATTGCAGAATGTCACCTACTGAAGTACTTCTAATGTTTAATTTTGCATACTCTCTATTAAAGTTTTGAGCTAATTTAAATGCATTTTCAAGAGAAGAAGCATTTAAAGTTGTAACAAGTTCGTAGTTAGAATTTGTTTTGTGATATAGTGAGTAGTTCATATTGTTATGTATTAAGAATTTTTGAGAATAAAAATACCGTTAATTTGGAAAGTAGTAGTGGTTTATCCTGTGTTTTTGCACTTTTATAGGATAAACCACTACTTTTTAAGAGAATTCCAGGCAATCTTCATAGCCGAATTTCTCAATAAATCTTTGAGAGACAGTTAGTCTCATAATTGAACCTTCTCTTGCCCAATCGAACCTTTCCCAATTAAGGAAAGCAAGCTCTTTAAAGTTAAAGAACTCTTTGAATGACAACTTAATTGTTTTCATTGTTTTTATTTTTGTGTTTTACAGCATAAACTTTGATTAATATAATAGTTATGCAAACAAGCTCGTTGAGCTAACTATTAAAGTTCATATTATATCTACAACTTCTTCATGTAGTATTATATCAGTCAAAGAGCTTTGCTGTCCTCAACAACTTGGAAAGTTATTTAAGCTTTTATTAATTTGAACTTACCTATCTTTTCACAAAGCTGCTCCATAGTAAACTCTGGAATAGACCTCCTTGATAGACCAGCCGAGTCTTGGTATGTGAGCTCATTTCCTTCTAAATCATATGTGTGCTCATAACTATACCCATCAGAGTTTTTGTATGTAAGCTTTTTTCCCTTTGCATTGTAAGTGAAGACACTTGAGAATCCAAGCGAGTTTTTATAGGTTAATACCTTCCCAAACTTATTGAAAGTTAACTCTCTTGAATACGCTTCTTTACTATAGTACGCATCTCTTGAATCCCCCTTTTCATTGAAATTAGAGTATGCTTCTACATGATAATACATATATACCATTGCTCCTTTCTCGTTAAACAATTTCAAATCTTCTTTATTACCCATTATATTTTTCATTCTTTGAGTTTAAATAGTTAGAGATTTTGTTAATCACACTTTTGTGTGTAAATAGGTGGTCATTCCAGTTGTCTAATCCGTGAAGTCTATTGTCCTTTGAATCAGCTACGAAGTAGATTTTCTCTCCTTGTTGGCATATTTGCTTATACAAATCCTCTAAATTACTACAAGTTTTATCATTTGTATGTTTGGTGTCAATCAGAATAACCAAAGGTTTTTCATCTATTTGTTGGTAACGAGTTAACGTAAACGTGTTCATAGCAATTTGTTTTGATTGAATTACAGGCTGAGTTTTAAATAAATTTGTTAGTATCAATAATAAAGCTTATATTTTTATTAGTTAGTACTATAAGCCTCATTAAACTCGTCAGAGGAGAGCATCGAAAGCTACACACCCTTACTCATAGACATAACTAACACACTTACATCAACAACATAAGCCTCGTAAAGCCCAACTAAGTAAGCAGAGCATCCGTTGATACTAAGTGTGAAGAACCAGGTAAAGCCTTACAACTCTCAAAAAATTAGAGAACTGTAAGGCTAAAGGTGTTTCTATGATTTTTCTCCTATTAAAAAAGAGATTGCTGCTGATACGCAGCCAATACCAATACCTATAAAACCCAGGTTGTTCTCTGATAGTAAGGTAACCGACCCTGCTATCAATGAGACTGCTGATAGTATGGTGAAGTAGCCCACTGCAACGTCGATTAATTTGATCTTCATAATAATGTATAAAAGGATGAATGAATGAAAGGAGAGCACGATTTGTGCCCTCCCTATTTACTTTAACCCCCTACCAACTCCACTTTTGGAGTTTTTGTAGCCAATTTTAAGGCTCTCAACTGAGCCTCAAGATCGGCCACTGTGAGTGGTGCAGGTGCAGGTGCAGGTGCTGCTTGGTAGCTTTCGTTTGCAGGAGCAACCTCCTGTGTTTCAAACAACTCTACCTTTCCGTTAATAACCTCGCCTATAACATGGGCGTTCATTTTTTGGCGTTTGAAATTCTTGTTGGCCTTTTTAACGCCACTTTCAGTGTCAAACACTACCAAAGTTATTTCACTTTGTAGTACGCCATTCAAAGGATACGGAGTCGTAGCATACTTGGCAATACGCCCGTCAAAGACATCACCCGCCTCGATGTCTTCATAATTTGCGTCTGCCTTAGTCGGACTTATTGTCCCGTCTGCATTCACAATTTCACCTGCTGGCCACATAATTTGAGACCTGTCCTGTACCATACTCTTCTTCCGCTTCAACTCGCCCATAATTAGTACCAAATCTCCTGGTACTCCGAACACTACTGACTTGTAGCTTTTGCCTGATGTATCATCAGTTACCACTTTAACACTTTTAACGATTAATCCGTTTGTCATGATTTTTGTTTTTTGAGGTCTCCCCCGTTTAAATTAATAATGATACCGGGGGTCTATTAGACTACCCTGCGGCAAAGCACGGCCTCCAAGGGGTGAGCTACCCTGCTTAATAAATAAATAAAAAAATAAAAAAAAAGTTGTATATTTGCTTATGTGGAAAAATTATTTAGCATTACCATGCATTGCCATAGACGGCACAATTGAACATAGTGAAGGAGAACCTTTAGAGTATGTAATAGTTGGTACTGAAGTACCCTATTGGGATACTATTGTTATGATCTCTGATTCTTGGAGACCCAATACATATAAAGAAGCTTTTAGTGGAGTATTTGATACTACTGAAGTATTATTTGCTTCTGGATTAAAGTTAGAAGTAGTTTGGAATAAGAAAAAGTTTAAAGAGAAATGGGCTAAGTTTGTAGAGGAAAGAGAAGCTGAAGATCCAAATTTTAAAATAGAATTTACAACAACAGATTAATGAATAATTTATATGGCTGGGTATTTACTAAAAATACATACACTAATAAGTGGAGAGCAACAAATAGAGATAATCTATTAAATTTTTGGGATAATTCTTTTGATCTTGTAATTGAAAGTAGTGATATTTCTACTTTAATAGAGATTATAGAAAAGAATGATGGAGATATACATAAAGTTATGCTTTGGAAAAAAAACTATGATTAAATGCATTTGTGTGGATGACAGTAATAAACCTTCTGTTATACCTGTTAAAAATTGGGTGGTTAAAGATAATATCTATCACATAGAGTATATCACTTACTGTAGTATTAATAAATTAATTGGAGTGGATTTAAAAGAGATTTACATTCCAGAGCATTGCTCTCCCTACGAATATTACAGTATTAATAGGTTTGCAATAAATGAAAATGACTTAGATAAGTTAAAAGAATTAATAGAGAATTGCACAGGCTTAGATAAAATAAATATAGAAGAATTAACACGGGAATTAGAAATAAATTTTGAATTTTAAAAATTAATCGGTATATTTTTATTAACAATAAATATTAATTATGACAAAAGTAGAAAAATCATCTGAATTTGATCAGTTTAGAGCTAAGGTTCTAGAAAATGAATTAATTGCTCGGTTTAACAAGAGTGAATACGACAAAATGTATTACTACCTTGAAGCCAAAAAGATTTCAGTCGAGTTCTTAAAAGAAGCTAAAGAGGATGAACAAGAAAGAGAAGATTTGCAGTCCAGTGTGGAAAAGCAAATTAAAGCTCAAGTAGAAACTCAAAATGCAGAATAAATTAAAGGTTTAGTGAGAGGTTCAACCCCTCTCTCTGCACATGACAATAAACGACGTAAATACATATGAAGATGATTTTGGTAATACTAAGCAATTAACAACAGTAGATCATTCTCCTAAAACAAAATTCTACGGCTCTAAAAAAGAAAGTTTAAAAGAATTGAGAGATTCTATTAATCAACATAAAGAAGATAAAAAAACTTTTATCCTATCTTTAAGTCAAACACAATTAAAACCTCTCTTAAAACATTTTGGACATATCCTATTATGGGATGACGAAAAAGATATATTGCTTTGGGATAATCTTAAGATTAATGAACTGTTTAAAGATGACGTTACATTTTCTGCTATTTATAATTTAATACAAAACATAAATGATAGTAATAACTGATAAAATAATACTCTTTAAAAAAGAAGTGATTCTAATACACTTATATATTAAATCAAAGCAACTTGGTGTTAATATATCTGATGGTATTAGAGAGCTTCTTTTTTATATGTATGAAATGGGTGGAATAGAAAATGAAAAAGACTTTGAAGAACTCAGTAATTTATGTTTAATTAATACAACTATAAAAACAAAAGATAGCGTTAGAAATACACTGTCAAAATGTGTTGCATTAAATATCATTAAAAATGAAGGAAAGTACAAAAAAGTTTTTTCTGAAGAGTGGCTACCAAATAAATGGGATGAAATTATTGGGTTAGATTATAAAATAATGAATGCAGTATAGAAAAAATATATTATACAGAGCCATATCTGCAAAAACTAATCTTGATGAAAATTACATCAAAATATTGTTAACATTTATAACAGATGGCATAAAAAATTGGTCAAAAGACCCGGATAACTTAATATTAAGTATTAAATATTTTGGTAAATTTTATTGGAGGCATAAAAAGCTACAAGAAGCTTTAAATATAAAAAAAGAATTTACAGAGGGTTATAATAGATCAAAAGAACACAGTAAATTTGTAGAGAATTCAAATTTAATAATAGGAATGTTTGAACAATACATAAAAGATAAAGAAGACATTAAAAAGAAAAGATACGGAGATAATTACATGGAAAGAAAAGAATTAAAAAAACATTATGAAAACATTACTCAAATACCTATTTAATAGAAAAAGCATTAAAGAACCAAAAATCATTAATGCCACTACTATAAAATATTTTATACAAGGGCACATAAGAGATTTTGCTAAGAATTTTAATATAGTGGATGAACACATATTAGAACAAGCAAGTTGGAGAGAAGAGCAAGTTAAGATACACAATCCTAAATGTTTTGAATTAGGAAAATGTGAATATTGCGAATGCAGTTTAAAGGAAAGCTTACTATCTGACCCAGCATGTAAACATGGATGTTTTCCTTTTATGAAAACAAAAAAAGAATGGGATCAATTTAAAACAACAATATGATAATACCAATAACAACAAAACAGTTAGGGGATATACCTTACAATGTGCCTGTCACGTTACAATATGATATAATTAATGATAGTCAGGATTTTCTTGAAATTAAGAATATTACTACGTCTTGTGGTTGTACAAATGAAGCTATGTCAATTAACCCTATTCCGCCAAATCAAACTGCTCAATTAGTTATTACCTATTCTGCAAATGCAAGAGGTAATAATAGCAAATCAATTTCATTTAGACAAAATGGAGATTCACATACACTGTATTTTTCAGCAAATGTAATATGATAGGAGTAAAAATTTTTATAGAGGAATTTAAAGAGTCTTTTGATAGGAATTCTAAAGCTACAAGTAAAGCTCAAAAAATCATTAGGGATAGAGGTGATAAAGTCACTAAAGAAAATCTTTCTGAAGAAGTATCTTTAATTCTAGCTGAGTGGGATAGAAAAATAGATAGAGGGATTAATGTACAAAAAAAACTTTGTGAAAAAGAAATTGCCACAAATAAAAATGCCGTGTTAGGTGTATACAGTCCTTATGAAGAATGGAAAACTATAGATAAAAACATTTGCAAACTTGAAAATAATAAAACCTACCTTGAAAAATGTTTATTTTCAACTAAACATGGGATTATTGGGTATGCAGATAGGATTGACGTAAAAAGAAATACGATTAATATTACTGATAATAAAGTGATTGAAAAAATATATAGGTCAAGTTCTTTTACTACAGATAAAGGTTTTAAAGTGAGGGGTGCTACCATGCAAGCTCCATTAAGTCACTTGGATCAATGCAATTACAATGACATTGTATTGCAAATATCTTTGTACATGTATCTTGCTTGGGAAAATAATAAAAGTCTTAAAATAGGGAAATTATACATAAGACAAATAATAATGAACGATAAAGATAAAATTACTTCAAACGAATTAATTGAAGTTCCCTATATGAAAGAAGAAGTAATAAAAATGTTTAAATTTAAAAAACTTAATGAAGGTTAATATATTTGACATAGATAATAACGGCAAAGCAAAAATAACTAAAGCTACTAAAGACATTTGGTATCTTCAAGAAATAATAGACAAATACGGAGAGCAAAACTCTTTAAAATTATTTCAAATATTTGATAAATGCTACGATCTCAATCCAAACACTAATCCATTTGCTAATTTATCATCCAATAATAAATATGAAACAATATTAAGAAGCACATATCCAGAATTAGAGTTAGTAGTAGATATGGAAGATGAATTAATTGAACAAGCTTTAGATTTAGTAGAAGAGCTTTACGCAACTCCAAAATACAGAGCACATAAAGCTATTACTGAACTTCATGAAAAAATACTTACTCAAATAAGATTTACGCCAGTATCACTTGATAAAATGGATGGTAATATGGCTGAAGTAAATAAAGCCCTTTCTGCATTAGAAGATCTCAATAAAAAAACAAATGATTCCTATAAAGAATTAGAAGAAGAAATGAACGTAGAGCAAATAAGAGGGGGAGGTAAAAAGAATAGGAAAAAACAGGAGGATCTTGAATGATAGTACCTATAAAAAATATACCCACTTATAACTTTGACATTAAACAATGGAGTAAGACATCATTTAATACTCAATTAGAATTTGGTAATTTCCTACTTAAGGAATGTTTTAAAAAACCTGGGGATTATAATTTTCACAAGGATAAAATATGTGAGTGGAATAAACCTGCAAAAACTTGGTTAGAAAACAATAGATACACAGAATATGCAGAATCCACTCCAGAATACAATGAGTTTTGGGATGGAGAAGAATTAAAAAGTAGACTTGGGGTTATTTGGAAAGATAAAAATAATTATTGGTATACATGTAGAGATTACTATTTTTTTATTAATTTTTGTCCAATCATAAATAAAGAACAAGGCTACAAAGAAACTTTTGTTACTATAAGAGATGGACAGTATCACATGATGCTCTATGAAAAGATTGCTGAAATATTTCATAAGCACTCTTGCATACTTAAACGTAGACAATTTGTATTTAGTTATGCTCACGTAGCTAAGTCAGTAAATTATCTTTGGTTTGAAAATAGAAGACGTATTAAATGGTTTGCTTCAGATGATAAATTTATTGATGACGTGGATGGTTCTTGGTCTATCCTTAACCATTTTAAAACACATTTAAATAACCACACTGATTGGAATAGAGAATTTTCTCCTGATAAAGGAGGGGAGATAAGGCAGAGACAACAAGTTAAAGGAGTAAAGAATAAATGGGAGTGGGAAGGAAATGAATCAACTATAGTAGCAAACACACTTAATAAAGATCCTAAAAAAGGTGTGGGTGGCCCTACGTTTTGGGCTTGGTATGAAGAAGGTGGAATTGCTCCCACGGCTGATATTACACTGCAATACATGGAACCAGCATTAACATCTGGTCTTAGTAGAGTGGGTAGTTTTTGTATTGGAGGTTCGGTGGGTGATCTTACTGAATGTAAACCTTTGGAAAAATTTATTAAAAATCCTTTTAATTACGGGTTTTTTGGAGTGCCCACAGAATATTACGATGAAAGTGGTGTAGAGCACATTTGCGGATTATTTGTTCCTGCTCAATGGGGTATGCCTGAGGCAACTGATATTCATGGTAACTCTCAAATAGAGTTAGCTTTAACACTTTTAAACAAAGCTGAATTTGAAGGGTTTAAAGCAGGAGAGTATGGTAGAATAGATGACGAACCCGCATGGATTGCTCTTGAGCCTAGAGAGTACATACTTAAAAAGTCTCAAAATCCAAAAAATATTAAAGAGGCTTTTGCATGGAGAAACGTATCAGAGTTTGACGTACAAGCAATAGAAAGAGCACAAGCAGTTATAAAAATAAAAGATAAAGAAAACAGTTGGGATGTTAAACCAATAAAATGTTTACTATACATTGATAGTGATGGAAAGACTAAATATCAACTAAATAAACTGCCAGAAGAAATAGGTTACCCTGTTGATCCAAAAATGCAAGATAAAAGGGGTTTAGTAACAATATATGAAGAACCAGAAAAAAATGCTCCTTTTTATACTTACTTTGCTGGTGTGGATCCTGTAGAAACAGGAGTTACTACTACATCAAAATCTGTATTTTCTATTTCAATTTGGAAAAGACCTGTTGAAGAAGAGTATTTAGACGAAAAAGGTGAAAAACAAATAAAGATTACAGGGGATAAAATGGTTGCAAATTGGAGAGGTAGGTTTGATACTACAGAAGAAACAAATGAACACGCCAATCTTTTAATAAAACTTTATAACGCTTACACATTAGTAGAAAGAAATAAACCAAATTTTATAAATTACGTAATTAGAAAAATGCTGTCTCACCTTTTAGCAAAAGAAAGAGAGATAGATATGTTTAAAGAAAATACGTTTGGTAGAGATAATTCATCCTACGGGTTTTACAAAGGAAGTAACGGTAAAGCGGCTGAAATATTTAAAGAATTTAAAAAAATATTTAAAGAATACTTACATGCTGAATATGGAAGTATCACTATCAATACTGGTAAAGATAATGAAAAAGTTATTAAGACCTATAAAGGGATAGATAGAATACCTGATTATTGGTTTTTAGAAGAATTAAAATTTTACAATGACGATAACATAGAAAACTTTGATAGAATTATATCTGATTTTGCTGGTTATTACATAATGAAATTATATGCAATCAAAAATGGTATTCACAGATTAAAAATAAAAACAGACAAAGTAATAAAACCTACAACCAACTATTTATATAATTATATAAATGAAAATGTAGAGGAATTTAATTTTACAAATTATTAATTATAATATTATGGCCGGAGTAGACAAAATGATTTTACGAGGTGTAGATATGTGGAAAGGAGAATACTTTAAAAGAAAAGGTCAAAACACATCTGTCCTATCAAATACAGTAATACATTTTCTACCTAAATCTGAAAAAACAGATGATTGGAAAGCTTCTGTTGCAGATTACTACGAACACATAGGTTTAACTAAAGTAGCTCAAAACTATAATAGTATAATTAAAAATAGATGGATTTCTTCTGGTGTTCTTGATATTAACGACTATAAAAAAGTTAAGAATACAAATCAATATGAAGTATTTAACAAATCTGGTATAACTTTAGATGCTCCCTTAGAAGATGATGGAGGTATGGAATTTTATCCGTTAGTTCCAAATCTTGTAAATCTTTTTACTGGTTACCAATTAAAAAGAAATAATAAAGTGACATTTTCTTTAATTGACGAATTTAGTAAGGCAGAGTTATTTGATATAAAAGATCAAATATTTAAAGATGCATTAAAAGGTATGCTACTTGAAATGAGGGATGCTTCTATTAATGGAGAACCTGTTGATGGTAAAGCACAGCAAGAAAAATTAATTGAAGCTCAATTAAAATTTAAAAACTATAAAGACGTAGCAGTAGAATGGGCTAATAGAGTACATAAAATAAATTACGAAAAATTCAATATTCGTAATATGATGAAACAAGCTTTTAAAGAGAGTTATTTAAATTCTTCCAAAGTTATTTTTCATATTAACATGTTAAAAGATAAGTTTCACGTGGAACATATTGATGAAGCATTTGCTTTTAATGGGTCTGTTCCTAATTCAGTTTACATAACTGATAGTGATTATATAGGCTGGTTTAAATGGATGAACATAGGGGAACTTCTTGATAACTTTGGTAAAATACTTACCCAAGAAGACATTGATAGATTAAAAACAGTTAACACAGCAATAGGTAGAAATAATTTAAATCTCATATCTTCTTTTAATAACGAAGTACAGGATAGGACAGGACAAGGTGGAACAAGTGCAGTAATAGGCCAAGAAGGGTATGATGCTACAAGACCGTATAATGCTCAACCAAATGAGCCTTTGGATGTAGCAAGATATAAGCAAGAATTAAAAAATACTACAGGGATAGAGTTTACAAATACAACTACAGTAACTCTATCTAATCCAGATGTAAATCCTGATTTTACTTATGGACAAGATCGTATATACAGGACAATGTACCTATACTTAAAAAGTCAAAGAAGAATTGGGTGGTTAACTAAAATAGGTAGAACAGGTGAAATAGAATTTTCTGATTGGATAAATGAAGATTACATTGTTACAGAACAACCCATTTATAATTTTGCCAAATTAAAAGATAAAACAGTAGAAACACTTGTTTATGGAGAACATATTGATTGGGAGTGGGTTCCTGATTGGAGAAGATTTATTGTTCTTTCTCCAAATAATACACATTCTAATTTTAATAATTTAGGTATTAATCTTGATAAAATTTACATTGACGGGAACTCTCTTGACTTTCAATTTAAAAACGATAAAACCCCATTTGGTGTGCAACCACCAATTGTGGGTATTGAATTAAAACAAAGAGGTGTAAAAGCAGTTTCTGTAGTTTCTTTGTTGAAACAAGATCAAGTAATATATAATATTTGCAAAAATAGAGTTAAACAAGCCATTGCTCAAGATAGAGGACTGGTTTTAGCTTACCCTACAAATCTTGTTAGCAGATGGGATAGTGATGACAGTGATGACGGTCAAATAGTAAAAAATTACGAAGATCAAATAAAGAAAAATAAAACATTGAGATTAACATATGACAAACAATATATGCAAAACGCAGGTGGGCAAATGTCTGCTCCAACCGTATTAAATTTATCTACATTAGATGAAGCTCTTAAGTACGATCAATTAGCTGAAAGGATATGGTATAACGCCCTTAGAACAGTTGGTGTGACACCACAGGCTATGGGAGAAATAAAAGCTTCAGAAGGCGTGTTTAATGTACAAGCTTCTCAACAAATATCACAAGTACAAACAGAGTTAATATTTGACGAATTTAACACTAGACTTATGCCTGATCTCTATCAGAAAATGCTGGAAGCCACACAATACTATTCTACTATCAACAAAGAGTTTAGAATAACATATTTAAATGAAAAAGATGAAAATACTTGGTTAGATATAACTGGTTTAGAATTACTGCATAAAGATTTTATGTGTACTCCAAAATATTCTTTTGATAATCAAGAATTTACACAGCTATTGAAAAAAATGGCTTTTGATAATACACTTCAAGAAAGTTTATTAACCCGTCTTAAAGTTGTTGCTGAAGCAGATGAAAATGTAACTAAAGTTTTAACAATATTAGAAGAAGCTGAATTACAAGCTCAAGAAAATGCAAGTAAAGCAGAGCAAGCAAAACAAGCTGAATTAAAAGCTCTACAAGATCACGAACAATTGTTGCTGGATAAAGAACTGGAGAATAGCAATATTCAAAAAGATTTGGATAGAGAATCAAAAGAGTATATAGCTCAATTAAACATATTGGGTGGTGGCTTACAAACTGATAGTAATACAAATACAGAAATTGATAGTATGGAGAATTTTAAATATATTTTAAAACAAAGAGAATTAAAAGCAAAAGAAGCTCAATCAATTTCTTCTTTACAACTGCAACAAGAAATACATCAAGACAACTTAAGTATTGAAAGAGATAAACTTTTACAGAAAGATAGAAGTGACGATAAAAAACTAAAGCAAGCTGTTGTAAACAGGAACAGTTCTTCAGATTCTTCACTGGATAAGAAGGTTTTAAAGAAATAGTTATATCATTTAACAATATATTTTTTAATCTCTATAATTAGGGTTATACTTTTATTATAGACAAACAAAACAAAATGGATATTAAACAAACCGAAGATGCTTCTTGGTTTATGCAAGATAGCAATAAAGTGGAAACTCCTATTGAGTCTACTGATCAACTACCTGAAAATCAAAACGAACAAGAACCACTTCCTATACAGGAAGAGGTGCGTGAAAGTGAAGATCTAAATTTGGTAGATGTCTTTGAAAAGTTAAGAGACGATAAAACTTACAACTTTGCTTTTTGGGAAGATAAAAAAATTGAATCTTACGAAGACGTAGTTGAGTTCATTGATATGAATGCTGATCTTAGATATGAGCAAGCCATTAAAACTGTTGATAAAACTTGGTACGAATCTAAATCCCCTGTTTTTCAAGAATTTGCAAAAATGGCTGAATTTGCAGGAGATGACATGTCTAAGTTATACTCTATAATTGAGTCACAAAAAGTAATTGATGATTATAGTAGTTTAGACACCACAGATCTGAATGATGCAGAATTAGTAATTGAAAATTACATGAGGCTTAGAAATGAACCAAAAGAAGTAATTGAAGAAGAGATTGCAGATTTAAGAGAGAGAAATAAACTTTCAGAAAGAGCAAATAAGTATAAACCTATTCTTGTTTCTCATTTTGAGAATGAAAAGAAACAAAAGTTAGCTGACGAACAAAATAACATTGCTTCTTTTTATAAAGCAATAGATGAAAATGAAAAATCTGTACTAACGTTTCTTTCTAATAAAGAAATAGGTGGGATGAAGTTAAAAGATGAAGATAAAGATATTATTTATAATAATCTATCTTATAATCCTGATGTTAAAGGATTTACAATTTATAAAAAAATAGAGCAACTACAAGCAGAAGGAAAGTTTGATACACTTGCAAAAGCAATCATGCTAATAGAAAATGAAGAAAGATTTGATGAACTCTATACAAATAGAGTTAGAGGAGCAGTAGCAAAAGATTTAAGAGGCAAATTAAAATTTGCTTCAGATACAACAGAGTCTCATTCAGAGGCAACCTCCAGAAAAAAAGAAAATAAATCTGATAAGGTTTTTAACCCTTTTACTGGAAATTACACTTAAATATTTAAATAAATATAACAATGGCTTTAATTCCTGGTACACTCATTAAAGAAACAACTCTTGGTGTAGTGTCATCTCAATTAGATAAAACCTCCATTTTCAAACTTGCCAGTGATAGAAAACCAACAGATTTTGGTCTTGTTGATCTTTGGGCAAATAAAAATGTAAAGGATATTCCTATGTATGCTGGTTTTGTCATTAACAATGACATTACTTATGTTGATGGAGCATACTATTTTAGTTTGCCAACAGCTTCAGATACATCTACTAAGATTATAGAAAATCCAAATAAGCAAATTCAAATTGGTAAAGGTGGTGAAGAATTTTCTTTGATACTTTCCAATGGAGCTTTGGGTGGTCACGGTAGTATTGTAACATTTGACAAACTTTCTAATTCTCCCGAACTTGAAGTTACTGGTGTAAAAGAAATGGGTGACAAATGGGCTTACCGCTTTAAAATAGTTCAAGGTTCTGGTTGGACAGAAGATAAATTTATACCTTCTGAATTTTTGACTACTGGTAGTAAGATGTTTAAAATGGCTTCTGCTCGGAGTTCTGAGTTTGGTCAAAATTGGGATAGTTTTCAATTTAAAGGTGCTTCTGAAAGGAAGTATTTAAAAGAACTAGCCACTGCTGAACTACAAATACATTATAATTTAACTAGAGAAGCTGTTAGATATTCTAATGGTATGTCTTTATCTGATATTGGCACTAAGACATTGGCTCAAATGAAAGAGTCTGTTACAGAATATCTTTTCATGGATAGCCCAATTGATCCTCAGATTAAGTACATGGATGAATACAGAGCTGCGGGTGGTAATGGTAATGTAAAAGCATCTGCATTAGTATATTCATTGGATGATATTTGTTTTAAAATGCTTGCTCACGAAGACAGTAATTACATAATGTTTGGTAAGGGTGGTGTAGTTGGTGGTGGAGACGGTCTTGATAAAGGTAGACTACCAATAGGTATTTACCATCAATTAGACAAAAATGGTTATAAAGATATTTTTGATTTAAATACCTTTAGCCTGGATACACTACTTAATGCTTATCGTAAATTTACTTCTGGTAAAATGCCTTTGGTTCAACAAGGTGTAGAACCAATTGTAAGAGTTCGTACAGGTAAAGGAGGTTTGCAACTAGTATCTCCTTTGATTGAAAGGTACGCTGTAAATTCTCTTGGAGGTTACCAGCAACAAGCTCAACCTTTAGGTATAATTGAAGGTACTGCACGTACAGGTCTTGGCGCAGTTAAACCTTTCTATACAAGATTAGTTATCCCTGGTCAAGTAGAGTTTAGGTTTGAATATGAGCCAAGTTTTGACCCTACGTTTGCAAATGATCTATTGAATCCATATATACATACAGGATATAGATTATCCTCTTATTCATTCATAATTGATGATTATGTTATGAGCAAAGATAATATTAAGATACTAAGAGATATTAGAGATGAAAGAGAAACTACTTGGCATCACGTTGCTGGAACAGAAGCACATCCATTCTTTAAGAAAAGTATGAATGGTTATAGTGGACATGACAGTTCTGGAAATGCAACAGGTTTTAGCATGTTCTTTACCAAAAGAGTAAGTACTCCTTGGGTGAAAGATGCGTCGAAGCTTTTAAAATTGGTTCCTAAGAACCCTAAACTATCAAACTTTACTTTGTAGTATCACTTATCCACTGTATCTTTGTAATCTAAATTATAAAATATGGTAGGAATCTACAAAATCACAAGTCCAAGTGAAAAAGTTTATATTGGGCAGAGTTGGGATCTTGAAAACAGGTTGTATAGATATACATGTTCTCCAAGCAGACATAAGTACCAAGTTCTTTTATTTAACTCTTTTATGAAATATGGCTCTACAAATCATAGAATGGAGATAGTTCAAGAATTACCAAAAGATGTTTCTCAAGAAGTTTTAGATAATTACGAAATATTTTTTATTGAACAGTATAGAGAGTCAGGTATCTTACTATTAAATCTTCAAAAAGGAGGTAAAGGTGGAAAGCATAGTGAAGAATCCAAACTTAAAATGTCCGTTGCTCACACAGGTAAGAAACTTTCAAAAGATCACGTAGCTAAAATTGTAAATGCTAATACTGGAAAGAAAAGAAGTGAAGAGTATAAACAAAAAATGTCTGAGTTTCACAAAGGTAAAATACAATCTGAAGAGACAAAAGAAAAAATATCCAGTAATAAAAAAGAATATTTTAAAACACACACAGTTCACAACAAAGGAACTACGTTAAATAAAGAAGATAAATTAAAATTATCTTCTGCGAGCACTTCTAAAAAATCCATACTTCAATTAGATTTAAATGGAAATATTTTAAAAGAGTTTTCATCACTTACAGAAGCTGCAAATAGTTTGGAAATTAAAATTTCACACATTAGCAGAGTGTTAAAAGGGAATAGGAAATCAGCAGGAAATTTTAAATTTACATACGTAGTAGGGGTCAACCCTACTGCTTAATGAAGCCAAAGACAGTCCACAGCCTGTATAAATTCAGATGGAGCAAACAAAATAAAACAAAAAACATGCGATTTAAAATTAGCGTTGTAGAAAACAACCCCGAAGAAACAATTGGTAATATAACAAATGTAGATACTGCTCAAAATCTGATAGTATTTCAATCAGAAGAAATAAATAGCATTATCATTGGGGATGGAAAATTTAGGTTTAATACTGGGTTTAGTCCTGAACCAATTGAAAGAAATAAGTATATTCCCAAAGAAGAAAAAGTAAGTCTTCTTAAAGCTCAAAAAGAAGCTTACAAACGTGTTTCAAAAGAACTACTTGGAAGTGAAAAAAAGGAGATTGATGACACTGATAAATACATGTGGTCACAACCACAATATAGTAAGTTAGATATTACTAATGAAACAAGTTCATTAGTTTATGATACAGACAGGCTTGAACATTTAATACTTTACTGGCAAATTGTTTGTGACGCATTTGGATTGGTTGCTTATAATATGGAATGTGCCATGTATAAAAGCTCGCCTTATTTTCTACAAGAAATAAAAGATGCTGAAATTAGAGATAGTCTTGATGAATTAAATAAAGTTAAAGCAATTTCCATGATAGGAAATTTAGCTGAAACTGGTGATCAAGAAGCTCTATTGTACTTATCTTGGAGTTTAGGAGATCGAAAAGATAAGATGCTTGGTTTTTCTAAAAGTACAAATATTGCTACATTAGTAAAAGCTCTTTATAATTTTGTAGATGGTAAGACTAAAGATCGAGGTAAGAAATTGGCTGTAAATGAATTTGTCAAAAGCTATTCTGAATATAAAGCAGATAGAGACATTTTTATGATGAAAGTAATCATAAGGATTGCAGATTACCACAACTACATTTACACCAATAGAGAAAATATGTACGTAACTCCAAATGGTATAGTGCTAGGAAAAACATTAGACGAATGTGTTCAGAAACTAATGAAACCATCCAATAGAGATATTTTTGATGAAATGTATTCTGATACCATGAAACTATTAACGAATGACTTATAATGCAATATATAGATGGTTTTACAAAACTAAAATATAGACTAAATAAATCTGGAACTCAAGATTTTGAAAATATAGATAAAGATGCTGCATCTGAAGTAATAAATAAAGCTTTTAACGATTGGTTTAGGAGAACTTACCACGGTAATAATATACTAAAAGAAGGTAATGAAGAAAGTAGAATTAGGATTGATGACTTACAACCTCTATTAAGTTCAAGAAAGTTGACAATGACAGATAGAGGTGTTTATTCAGAATCAAATAATTTACCACGAGATTACAGATATTTTAATAGAGTTTACTTTTTACATAAAGATGATTGTGGAGAAATTATTATTCCCTCTCAACTGGCTGAAGATAGCAATGTAGATGTTTTATTAAATACAGACGGTACAAAACCATCTTTAGATTTTGAACAGGTTTTCCACACAATAAGCAGCAATAAAATTAAAGTGTACCACAATAAAGAATTTTTACCAAAAGAAGTTACACTTTCCTATTATAAGAATCCTAAAAAATACGATTCTAATAAACCTTACGAATATTTTGAATTAAAAGATGATGTAATGGAGTTGATTATAGATGAAGCGGCAAAAATAATAGCTGGTGACATGGATAATAATAATCAATATCAAAGAAATTCTACTAGCGTAGAGAATAACAACTAAAAAAATCTAAAAAAATGCATAATCAAGAGTACAATTTTCCTGTGTTTGTAGTTAATTCAGGAATTGCAACATCAGGCCATGTCAATGACATTGCCCCAGGCCAACTTGGTCTTTACAGTAGAAATAATTATAGCGTAGTTAGCTCACCCAGCCCTAGAGAAGAAATTTTCTTTGCTATGGGATCTACTCGCAAATATGATTCTATCGGAGACGTTTCTGGTTTGAAAGATTCAGAAAAAAGCACCTTCTTTAAAGTGAAGGATGTAGTTAATTTTGAAGTGAGTAATGCTCAAAAGATTACACGTTCAAATAAACTATCTATTGGCTATTCAGGTGCAAGTGATTCTCTTGGAATTAAGTATGAATGCGATAAAAATTACGTTCTTAAAATTTATTTGAAGGGTTCTCCAATACTTAGGTACTTTGGTAAACCTCTTGAAAAGATTATTTCTTACAACACTGGTTGTTGTGGAGAAGATTGTGCCACTTGTCCAGATACTACTTTGGACTGTGAACTACACACAAAAGCTATTGTTAAATTAATCAACGATGAAATAGAGCTGAAACAAGTTGGCGTAAAAGCTCGTTTTGTTTCTAATCTTTATAGTGCTCCTTCAGTTCAAGCTACTGGTACTGCTGTAGTTACAGGTACTGCTGTATCCAGTGTGACTATAGTAAATGGTGGAACTGGTTATACCTCTGGTACTGTTACTTTTACAGGTGATGGAACTGGTGCTACTGGTACAACTACAGTTGTTAACGGCGTTATTACTGCTGTTACAATAACTGCTGGAGGTAGTGGTTATTCAAGTGCTCCTATTGCAACATTTTCTGCTCCCTCTAATAGAAGGAATAAATATTGTTTGGAAGTTTGTGATAATGGAGATACTCCTGCATTGCAAGCAATTCAAACAAATGCAGGTGTAGCAGGTGTGGTAACCCGTACTGGTAGAGCTGATTGTAAATCTCAATATACTTATTGTGGTGATGTAGCTGCTGGTAATTTCACTCCGACACAAGATGTATTACTATCTATATGTGGTGTGTGCCCTACTGGATACACTGCTGTAGCAGCAATGGATACAATTACAATTGTTCGTCCGATTACTCCTTCTACTAATTTATCTACTATTGGTGCTCAAGCAACTTATGCTGGTACAATTGCTACTGCATACACTGCTTACAGTCCAATTAACGCTAGATTTAACTCTCAGAGTGGTGCTACTGCTTCAGTTAGTTTTGAAGTACCCACAGGTACAGTTGTTGTAGCTCTACTGTCTGATACAGTAATAGTAGGTGTTAAGATTGAAGCAAGTTGTTCTCCCAGCGTTGCTGCTACAGCAATTGCATGGACAGTTTGTGGAACAGCTTATAAAACTAAGCGTAAATTAAAAGTTACTCTTCAACGTACTGACTGTAATGATGCAGATAGATTATCTGAATTAACTGCTTTTTATGCTACTACACCTAATGTAGTATCTGGAACTATTCTTAAATTAAGTGGTTCAGTGGGTTGCGAAGATACATATACAATAGAACAATGGTCTAATGGTTGTCTTACCGATGATTGTTTGGCTACTGATTCTGGTGATTACACAAATCTTGGTTCATTTGACGGTCAAGTTTGGACTGTTGTTCCTGAAGTTGTATCTGTTAACCCAACTAGAAAATGTGGTTTTACTATTCAGGCTGAAGTACCTGAAACAGTTTTTGGAGATTGTTCTTTTGATCCACAAGATTTTTATGAAAATGAACCACCTCATTTGGAAGCTATTTGGGAGCTTAATTATCCTGATACTTGTAAGTTAGGTTCTCTGCCTGTTATTAAAAATGTAGAAGAGCAACTGTATCGTAGGCAAAGTGGTGAGTGGGTTATTCGTAAGTTGATTGAGTGGAGTGCATACCATTGGGCAAGTTCTTGGAACGTTAACCCTAGATTTAGAGAAGCACTGGGTCAAGAAGTTCTTTCACAAGTGGATAGAAATGCTTTTTATAAAGTGTATTATACTAAATTTGTTGAAAGCAGAGCTGGTGTAAATACTTTCGCAGAGCAACCAAGAATATTCGAACCTTTGGTAATTTTTAAAGAAACTGATGCAGCTTCTGGTACATTTGAAAAAATGTTTGCTAAAGCAATTTCCTCAACAAATATTGTTTTGAATAAAAGAGAGGGCGTAATCAATTGGTAATATAATTAAATTAAAAAAAGAGGATAGTAAGTAGATAATACCTACTATCCTTTTTCTATTATGACTATACTAAACGTTGATATAACTGGAACTGATTGTAGAAGTCTTGTCATTAGAGACACTTCTATATATAACGAAGGATCTGATATATTTAATGCTATATTAGAAATAAAACCTCCTGGAGCAGATTGTTTTGTATTTTTTGATGTAAGGCCAGGATTTACCAAAATTGTTAATTGTGTTTCACTGGGTATTTGTTGCAGTACTTCTTCAGAAAAATATAATGATCTTCCTGATGGTAACTACGAAATAAAATACTCAGTTGCTCCAAATGAAAAATTAATGGTTGAATTTAACCATTTTCGTAATTGCACTCAATTTAAAAAGTACTTAAATGAAAATTGTAAGTTGTGGAAAGAAAGATGTGTAACTACAAAAAAAGAATTTAATAAGAAATTAGAAGACTTATATAAAATAAAAGAACTTTTATACGCTGCTAAATATGCAGCAGAAGAGTGTTTAGACGTTAAAGATGCATTGGAGAAATACGAAGATGTCAATATTAAATTAAATCAACATGGACAAGGCTGCTATTCTTGCTAAATTAAAATGTAAAATTGTTTCTATACTTACAGACGAAAAAATAGAAAATGATTACATGATAACTTGTGCAAGTTTTGAAGATAGAGATTTAAAAATAAAAGAGTATAGCCTTTTAATTAATTTATTGGAAAATAGTGATTATATTAATTACGAAGATGCTTGTGAAATAACTAAAGGATGTGATTTTTCCAAAATAAAAGAACTAAATAATGCCTATTAATAAAAGAGAAAAACAAAGGGATTGCATCACTTCATACACTAACTGTATTAAGTATGATGGGCCAGATATTCCTTGTATAGGCGTATATAATGGAGATTACATAAATCAAATCATTTGTGTTATAGTTGATAAGATATGTCAATTAACAACTCCAATGGACATATCTTCTATCTCTACTCAATGTCTTTTAGACCAATTTAATATACAAGAACCCGGCAATAAGAACATTGCTACTTACTTACAGTTATTAATTGATAATGATTGTTCTTTAAAAGAACTTATTGACGGAATCAATAAAAGAATTGATGATTTAAATGATACCAATTTAGCTCTGGATTTAAAATGTTTAAGTGTAGCGGATGCTTTTGGTAATGTCACTTATACCGTGCAATCAATATTGCAAGTATTAATAAATGAAACTTGCACACATAAATTGCAATTGAGTAGCATTGGAGGAACAATAATTAGCTTACAAAGTCAAATAGACGCTATTCCAATATATACAGAGCCAGTATTAAGCTCTTGTGTATATACAGCACAGCCTTTATCACAAGCAGTAAACTTATTAGCTACCAATTATTGCACTTATAAAAACAAAGTAGGTTCTTTAGTACAAATAGATACAGCAATAGGTAGACAATGCTCTAATCTTAATGTTTCTTTTATAGGAGACGCTAACTTTATTCAAGCTCCTACTACATTAGCAGATAGTGATAATAATCAGTGGATTGCAATATGCAGTGCTTTAAATAGACTAACAGCTTTAGAAGCTTGTGCTTGTAAAGTTAAATGTGAAGATATTAAAATTGGATTTGAAGTAGCCATTAACGAAGATGGTACAGGAATTACACTTCATTACACATCTGTTATGGGTACATTTATTCCAACAGGTTTTGTTGACACACTGTCTACTTTAACTATCAACGATGAATTTGGTCATGAAAGAGTTTACACAGGATTAAACGTAGTTCAAAATGGATTTAGCCCTGAATTGGATATAACTCCATTTAATACTACTAAGCCATTAACATTATGTTTAAAAGTTACTATGGCTGGGCCGGGGCTGACTTGTGTTATATGTGAATGCAGAACTTATTTTACTAACGATCCTTCTTGCCCTGTTTGTAAAGTATGCGTAGGCAGCGGAACTGGAGAAGTAGTAATAGTATATTCAGTTAACACAATAAATAATGTATTAGTATGACAACAAATATCCAAACAATAACAATAAAACCAGGAGAATGTGTTTATTTACCAAAAGACGTAGAGTTACTATCTATTACAAATAGTGGTGGTCTTGATATAAATTCTGATTGCTTGGATTTTAATGTTCCAGCACCTGTTTGTGCAAGTTTTCATTTTTCTTTGGATGATGCAGATGTAAATTTTTATGACCCTACAGATGGAGCTAGAATTGATTCTGTTATTATTAGTGGAGTTTCTTTTCCTATAGATTTTTTAATGTCACCTTCTGCTTCAATATTAGTTTTTCCACCACCAGGATTTATGAATGTAGCTGGAATAACAAATAGCTTTTTAACATCCACTGCTAATAACTCTAGTCGTCAATATGTAATTAGCTTAAGAATGCCTTCAGGTTATGTAGATAAGATAGAATTAAAACTTACATTTATCACAGGAAAATGGCCTAATGGTCTCTATGTTAAACCACAAATAGACGCTTGCCCTTAAATAAATTATTATGCCTTCATGTGTAGTTACAGTAACAGGAACAACAGGTAGTGTAGAAATTCGCTACATTTTAACAGGTACAGCTCATGTAATGACTGGTATTTTTGGAGAGACCCTTTATATTAATGATGCTGCTACAGAAATCACATATACAAATATATCTGGTAATGCAGCAGCAAGTTCTGCTTGTGTCACAATAACCAATTTACCTTCCGCTTGTTATATAGTGGATTGGAGTTTATTATTTCTTGACGCTATTAATGGCGTTTATGGATATTTAAACAATACTAATTATACATTTACAGGTGTTATAATTAATAATGTGCTGTCGGCTATAGCACCAATTAATTATAATACTTTGACACCTAACACTCTAGCAAACGCTATTAACAATCTTAACAATTACAGATTAAAAGCTACGGCAGTAAGATCTATTATTAGTACTAACTTTAATGAGTATTTTTTAGTTTTAAAAACTATAGGTTCTTTTATTCCAGAAGTTAAAATAAACAACCCAAGTGGTAACCACACTCTTTACTTAAAAGGTGTTGTTTCAGGCAGTTGTTTACCTGTTGGTTATACAGCCATAGATATTTGTAATCCAATTCTCCCTTAAAATAATATAATATGTGTGTTAATACAAATCCTTGCAATAAATGTGGATGTGATCAATGTGATAATCTATGCACTTGTAATCTTCCTGACTATTCTATAATGGGATGTGACAATGAACTTCCATTTGGCTGTATACAGTTAAAAGAAAAAAGTGTAAATGGCACTAATATAGTTTTTACTTGTCTTGATTTTGAAACAAATGAAACTCTGTATGATCTTGTTGGAAAATTAGAATCTTGGAAATGTGATTATAACATTTATAAAGGAAAAGTACTTAGAGACAATTCTGATGCAACACCAGAGTATCTTTCAACAATGTTAACTGCTGGTACTGGTATTTTATTAAGTCCTATAACAGTTTCAGGAATTGAAAAAGTACAAGTGACTGCAACTGGAGCTGTATCAACTCCACCTGATGAAAAAGTTAAAATATCTGCAACAGATACAACTACAAGCTATTTATTTGATAAATTGTTAAGCACTCAATGCATTACTTTTTCAAAAGTAAATACAGGTTTTAACGAAAAAATACAAGCAACAATAGACTGGCAATGTGCTTTAAACTACTTAGTTGCTCTTCCTGGATTTTGCACATCTGTATTAAATTGTGTAGCTTCTTTATCTAATTGCAGTGAAATAACAGGTGTAACTGCAATAGGTATTACATCTACTTCATTATTTTATACTTGGGTTTCTGGTAGTAATAACACTACTTGGACTGTTTCTCTCTACACTGATGCAGGATTAACTGTACTAGTTCCAGGATCAACTCAAGCTAACCTTGTTGTACCTTTTGCTACATTCTCAGAATTATCCCCATCAACACCTTACTGGCTTAAAATACAAGCTTATTGTAACAATGGTGGGTCAGTAGCTTCTGTAACTTTTGGCTCTACAACTACGTCTCTTTCAGTAACTTCTGGATGCTCTTCTATAGTAGTTAATACACCAGTAATAGTTAATGACGTTGCAACAACTTCGTGGACAAGTGTAGAAACTACATTTAGAGTGTATTTAGATAATATCTTGATTACGTCACCTGCACAACCTCAAGTGGCTGCAAGTGTCTCTCTATTAAATTTAAATAAAGGTTATCATACTATTAGGGTAGAATCTTATCCTTGTGTTGGCGTACCTAAGTCGGATATTAAGAGTTTTTACATAAATTATCCTTAAAATTTGTTTTGTTTTGTTTTTCAGGGGTAGTATTTCTATACTGGCCCCTCTTTTGTTGTATATTTGCAGTATGAAATACACTATAACATTAAGCTCAACTCACCTTCCTTTATGGATTACTACAACTTTAGGAGGAATTATTAAGTAGTAAAATAATACAAATAAATTTGGTGGATATTAATTAAAAGTATACATTTGTTATGTAAAGCAAAATGCTTCTTAGACAGGAGTTAGTGCAAAAATATAATTAGTAATTAAAATAAATTTCATATCTTTACAGTGTAACAACTGTATTCTCAATCTCCTGTCTAAATTAGCCCTTTGTAGAAATACAAGGGGTTTTTTTTATTCGGGTTTTTTCCATCTTTTAGTCCTAGAGTCAATAAAAGATAGTTATTATAAACTCAGTAAGGAGTGGAAACTTGGCCTTACTGGTATAGGATACGTAAAATAGTTGCTCTGTGTTACCGTCACAACAATGCCCTGCAAGTAATTCTTGGGAAAAAGCGTATTCCTCCACATAAAACACAGACTTAATTCCCAAGAATTAATAAAGTCGAAACAGGGGTGTGGGAGTTTATAGGTTAACTTAAAGATTATGTTATTACTCTAATAATCTTTAACCCAAAGTGAAAACACTTGCAGGGATAAACGGAGTTATGTAAACAACAAAATAAATTATGATAAAAAAAGAAAATAAGTATGTAACTGTAATGTTTCCTTACCCAAGTGGAGCAAATCTTCACGTAGGACATTACTATAATTATTCTATTGTAGATAGTTATTGTAAAATACAAAAGTATTTAGGCTATGAAATATTTCAACCTTTTGGTTTTGACGCTTTTGGTCTTCCAACAGAAAATTACGCTAAAAAAGTAAATAGAGATCCAAAAGAAATAACTGAAGAAAATATAGTGGCTTTTTCAAAAGAAATGGAAAGAATGAATACTTCTTTTGAATATAAACTTTCAACACATTCTAAAGAATATCAAGAAAGAACTCAGTGGTTATTCAATAAACTATTAGATCATGGATTAGCTTATAAGGCTAATAGAGAACAAGATTATTGCATTTCATGTGAAACTGTTTTAGCTAAAGAACAAGTAAAAGATAAAAAATGTGAAAGATGCAATACTGAAGTAATTAAAAAAGAATTAAATCAGTGGTTTTTTAAAATTACAGATTACAAAGAAAGATTGATTAATGACCTTGACAAAGTAGATTACCCAGAAAAAACTAAAAAACAACAAATACATTGGCTACATAACTTAACTGATTGGTGTGTAAGTAGGCAAAGAAAATGGGGGTGTTCAATACCTGTAAATGGAGAAGAAGATACTTTAGATACATTTGTTGATAGTTCTTTTTATACTATTGAATATGATAAAAACAGACCTGTTGACTTGTATGTTGGAGGAAATGAACATGCTTGTATGCATCTCATATATGCTAGGTTTATAACTAAATTTTTATTTGATATAGGTTACATAGATTTTGATGAACCATTCCTTAAAGTAATACATCAAGGGATGATATTAGGAGAGGATGGTAATAAAATGAGTAAGTCACTTAATAATACAGTAAACCCCATAGATTACGATCCTCAAACATTAAGAATGTATTTGATGTTTATTAATCATTATTTTGAAGGTGGAAAATGGAAAGATGACGGGTATAAAGGATGTGAAAGATTTAAAAATAGAATATTTAAATGGTTAGAGTATAATGAGTTAGAAGCAGTAGAACTTGACTTAGAGCAATTTAAAAATACTATTGTAAATTACTTTGAAAGTTGGAAAGTAAATAAAGTAGTATCTGAATGGATGATATTTCTAAATAAGAACAAAAATATTAATATTTCTAATTTACAAAAAGAAGAACTCCTAACTTTTTTTAATGTTTGTTTTTAATTAGGCGATGTTAAATAAATTAGTTGTACATTTGTGTAAACAAAATAAGAATATGAATACTCACCAAAACAAAAATCGAAAACCCTCTGAAACAAGATCTTTTGGAGGTAAGATAAAAGACTTTGACTCCAAAAAAGAACAAAGGAGAGAGCAAAAGCACCTCAAAGCACATTTAAAAGGACATGACCAGTTCCAAGATGGTTTTATAATAGAAGTAAACCCAATAACAAATTTAAAACAAAAAGTACCAAACTTCATTAAGGTAAAAACAAAAACATTTTAAAACAAAATTATGAAAATAGATAATTGCTATCTCCAAAACGATCCTTCATGCACTTTAGGTGAAGTTCCTTATAAACAATCTCCAGCGTTTGTTGAGATATGTAGAGTGTTAGAAAATCAAGTAGATCAATTAAACGATGTACTTGGTACAACCATAATTATTCAAAACTGTTTAAGTGAGTTTCCTGGAGAAAAAGAAAAAGACAATCCAGTAATTGAATCTTCACCCTCCACAGTTATAAATAAGTTAGATAATCAATTAATTAAATTTCAAATAACTTTAAATAAGTTAAAGCAAGCAACAGAAAATATCAATAACCTTTTAAATTAAAAAAATGAAAACAACAGTAAAATTTTTGCAAGAAAACCCTTCCTACATTAAATGCAGTAGTGCAAGAATCTCAATGAGAATAGGTATAAAAGAAAGTACAATAAATAAATTTAAAAAAACAGCATTATTTAAAATAATGAGTAATCAATATCGTAACGGTTTGGCTATGTAATAAAAGAATTATTAAGGGGGTAATACCCCTTTTTTTTATAGAGCTATGTTGTAATGGATGCAAAATCGCCTTCTAAGCGATTAGTTTAGGTTCGAATCCTAATAGCTCTACTAATCTTAAATAAATAAAATGATAATTGACAAAGTAACACAGGCATTTATAGATAATCCTAAATTGATGGATACTAATTACATATCCAATCCTAAACTATCAAAAAGGTTTGGAGTTCCTATTGAAGATATTAAAGAGAGTAAGTATAAAGCCAGTAAACTAAATTCAGCTTTGGCTGCAATAGAAGATGTAACTTTTTATGACGATAAAATTACAGAGACTTATCAAGAACCACACATCACTTCAAAAACAGAAAATAACATAAAGATTAAGTCTAATAGACCACTCACACCCACTGAAATAAGTGAATTAGTAGGGGCTGATGGTATAAATACTAAAGTAGCAAGAGTATGGAATAAAAGTGCTAAAAATGGAACAGAGTGGGATTATAGCGTAGATCTCAGATATAATGTTCAGGATTTCTATAATGAAGGAGAACTCAAAGAAAAACTAAAAGAGCTGTTCCCTAATACTATAAAACCATTTGAACAAGGTAGTTCTAAAAATGTAGCAAAAACATCTATGGTTATTTATATTTCAGATGATCACATTGGTATGCTTCTTGAAAATGGTAAATACACAAAACACACTTATCAAGGTAGATTAAAAACTGTTTCAGAAAGCATTATAAGTCAATTTAAGGGAATTAATGAATTAGTCATTGTTTCTCTTGGAGATCAAATGAATGGGTGGAATGAACAAACAACAAGAGGGGGACACATAGTAAAATCCTCTTCTAATAAAGAGCAATTTGATGATTACGTATCCTCTCGTAAGATATTCTATGACGATATATTCAGTTCTAATATAGCCAATAAATATAAAATCGTAGAAGTTAACAATAGTAACCACACAGGTCTTGGATTTTCATATATGGCAAATGAATGGCTTAAATTGTATGTATCTCAAAAATTCCCTTTTGTAGAAATGAATAACTCTACAGATTTAATTACAGAAATAAATTTAGCTACTGAACATATTCTTTTTGCAATACATGGTAAAGATGAAAAACATCAAAAAAGTCCATTACCAGTTGTTATAGATTCAAAAACAGAAAGTTATTTAACTGATTATATATTAGAACAAGGAATAAATCCTAAAAAAGTAAATGTAAGTTTCATTAAGGCAGATCAACATAAATATGCAGAGACAGAAGCTAAATCATTTAGGTATGTTAGCATACCAAGTATAGCAGATGGGTCAGATTGGCAAACAGTAAATTTTGGTTCAAGTAAAGCAGGAGTAGTAATAGAATTATTTTGGTTGGAAATGCCTGAACCAATGAGACAAGTAATAAGATTTAAATAATTAGATTAACCTTAAAATAACTTGATATTAATTTGTCAAGTTATTTTAGTTTTTATTACAAAAAAAGATTATATTTTTATTATGGATGAAATACAACCAGAAAAATTAATTTTAAATATTAATGATAGAAAAGCAAAAAGATTTGGTAAGTCAAAATATACTGAACAACTTTTAACTAAATCATTTTTTGATAAATTTAGAAAGGCTTATCCAGAATATAAAAAGAAAGATGCTGAAATATTAAAAGATTGGGAAAGCATTTCATACGCTATGGCTTCATTGATAATTGAAGAACCTGATGGTATCCAATTAGGAAATAATATGGGAGAAATGAAACTTGGATTGTTAAGAGTACATAACGTAATAGATATAAAAGCAAGTGCAGAAGCAGGTAAACCCATAAAATACTTAAATTTCCACACAAATAATAAACCTGCAAAAATGATATGGAAAACAGAATTTGCACGTAGAGTGCATTTTTTCCTGTCTTACTTAGGATTTAGAGCAGTTAGAAAAATAAATAAAATGTGTAATGAAGGCATAAAACAAAATGGCAATCAATATAAAGATGTTAATAAACTTCACAAACCCATTAAATGACAAAAAGAGAAGCAATAAGTAATGTTAAAACAATCTTAAAAAAGATTAACGCTGATAATAGAGTAACCAATAAACAAATTGATACGATATTAAACAAACATGCTAATTGGTTAATGGAAAGAGAGTCTGAAACATTTAAGTTAGGGCGTAGAAGTAAAATTAATCAATCCTATAAATGTGCTACTGTAATTGATGTACCAAAAGTAGACCCTTGTTGTGGAATAACTACTAAGTGCGTAATTAAAAGGACAAAAGAAAAAATACCAGATTTATTTGAAGATAGTCTTGGTGTAATGATTAAAAGTGTAAGTTCAATAGATAATAGTACAGAATTAAATTCTTCTACAATATCTTCTTACCCTTCCAAAAAAGAAAGTCCTTGGATTCCAAAAACAGAAAAGTTTTATTTTTATCAAGGAGGTTATATTTATGGAGATCTTCCCAAACAAATAAACATATTAGCTGTATTCAAAGAAGAAGTAATTGATTGCAATAAATGTAAAAGATATTTGGATAAAGAGTGGATGATTTCTGAAAAGTTACAAGCTCAAGCAATTGAATTTGCAATAAAAGAAATGTCTATTTCAATACAAATAGTAAACCAAGAAAAGATAGATAAAAATGAAAACAAATGAATTTAGTTAATACAGAATATATTACATTAAAACAACTTCTTGATTCTATTAAAGGAGACTTTAAAAAATATTTTGAAGGTGGGATTATTGATGTCTCTGGACTCTATAAAATAATAAGTTATACAAATAGTATAGCAGGTATAAGAATAAATCCGATTGAGTGTAGTATTTTAGAAATAGAAAATGGCGTAGCAACTTTACCTGACAATTTAAAAAAAGTAAAGTCTATAGATATTATATCCAATTTCAAAGTACCTTCTTCATTACCTTTTTATCAAAATTGGACAGAGCAAGTATGTGAAAAACCAAAAGAAGGTGAACCTGTTTATACACCACTTGGTTGTATAAATGATTGCGGAGTTTGCTATTGGACAATACCTTATAAACAAAGCAAAGAACAATTTTTAGTATTTACTGAACACTCTACTCTTACTCCATCAATAGATCAATGCAATAAACACACTTACAAAATTAATAGAGACGAAAGTTTAATAGAATTTGGAGTAACTACAGGAAAAGCAATCATAACTTATTATATAGATATGGATGCCATAGGGCTAATACCGAAGCAACCTCAATTATATTTTTTTTACGAATGGAGTGTAAAAGTTAAAATACTACAGGATATATTTATGAATTCAGAGGATGACGTAGAAAGAAAATTACAATATGCAGAAAAACAAATGAATCTTACTTATGTAGATTTTGATAATTATATAAAAAGTGAATCAATTAGGCAATTAAATAAAAGATATAAAGAAGAGCAAGCAGCATTTTACAATAAATGGTTTATTCCATTTTACTAATGGCAGAAAAAGAAATTTCAAATATAAAAACAAGCACCTTTACTAAAAAACTAGTAAAAGATGTTCACTCTAACTTTAATGGGAGTGATACATGGAAACATGCCAGAAACACAATGGTGCATGGTATGGATGGGCAATTATTTACGTTATCCAATGAACAAAGTAATAAGTTATGCTATCAATTTGAGTCTACTCCTTTATCTCAAATACAGTTAAGGGATAATAGATTATTAATAATACAGCAAAATGGAGAGTTTGGCATATTAAATATAGTAAACTGTACCTATGAAAAATTGTTTAAAGTTGATTGCCCAGAATATAAGTTCACTTGTAAACCAATTATAGGTAGAAGCAGAATATTAAATAATGTAGAAGAGTATGTTGTGTTTGGAAATGAAGATATTGATATAGGAGAAATAAACCTATCTAATATACCTTATAAATATACTATCAATAAAGATACTAACTGTAAGGAAAAAATAATTGGCAATGAAATTGATTGTAAGCAATTATTTCAATTTAAAGAAACGACAATACCTTGCTTGGAAATAAAAAAAGGAAGAGGAAACTTACCTAATGGCACTTATTCTGTGGGTATATCTTATTTAGCAGGTGGAGATAAAATTGGAGACTATCAATCACTATCAACCCCTATACAAATATTTAATCAAAATAGAGGTGGAATTGATTTAACCATAAAAAATCTTGATCAAAACTACGAAGAATATCAAATTTTATTAATTGTTAATACAGCATTTAATGGACAGGAAAATTCAGCAGTTAATAACGAATCATACTACACTTACGGACCTTACTCGACTTCACAATCAAAAGTAACTATATCCGATATATCCAATATAAGGGAAACATTGGACAGAGTTATAATAGAAAATAGAATTCCAAGTAAAGTAGGTAATATAACTAGTAATAGCGAATACTTACTTTATTCAGATATACAATATTCAGAGCCACTTGACTATCAATTACAAGCAATGAATATTGAAGTGGAATATGTAATAAAACAAGTACCCTTAGAATATTATAAAAATAATTTTGATTTTGGGTACTTTGGAGATGAAAACTACTCTCCTGCAATTAGATGGATAACAAATAAAGGAGAAAAATCAAATAGGTATCATATACCAGGAAGAAAAAAAACAGGAAAAGATAGTAGTAATGCAAGTGGTGACGAAGTTTTTGAATTGGATAAAAATCTGAATATTTGTGATGCTCCAGAAAAAATTCAACAATGGCAAGTAAAAAACACTGCGGGTAATTTAATAAGAAAAGAAACCCTTCTTTGTGACGGCAAAATAATAGGAAAAGGAGAAATGGCGTACTTTGAAAGTACAGAACTTTATCCTAGTGATAAGTTACTATTTGGAGATGACGCTTGTACTCCAATTCGTTATCCTAAATTTCCTGATGAATGTATAGCAGAAAGATATACTAATGTAGATGGAGTGATACACATCAATTTAAAGTTGTGGCAATTTAAAAAAATTGAGCACCCTAAAAATAAAGATGGGGCATATAGAAAAGATATTGTTGGTTATGAAATATTAAGGCAAAGTAGAGAAGCAGGAAATAAATCTGTATTGGCCACAGGATATTTATCTAACATAAGAAGTATGTTGGATCAAAAAAGAGAAATACTCTACCAAAATTATCCGTTTAACGATCAATCACCAGATAGTTTTCATTCTTCCACCATTGTAAATAGTAAGAATAATAAAGAGCAAGGTTTTAATCCTTTATCAAAAGTTTATAAAGATAGATTTAGTTTTTATACAGCAGATGCTAATTACGGATTAAAAACAGGTTTAGGAGAAGAATTAAAAATATTAACAGAAGAAAAAGCTGAAGTTAAAGGTAGTTTTGAAGAAGTATACAGACATCCAAAAGCTACATTGATAACTAACTTTTCTTTGTATTTAGCTTCATTCTTAGGACTAATACAAGCCTATTTAGAATTAAATGGTAAAGTATGTAAAACAACTCAAAAAAAGAATCCTGAAGTCACTACAACAGTAACAACAACACCTCCTGCTACAACAACTACAACTGTAGTAGCTAAAACTACATTATTTGAAACATGTGATACTCTATGGAATAAATCCACAAGTAATACAGAAGATCTGTTAGCTTTAAAACCTAATAGAGTGTTAATGGGAATACTTCAAACAACTGCTAAAACGTTGGGTTTTACTTTACTTGCTTCTCAACATGCTCAAATATGGCTAGATATAATTCAAAAATTAGTAAAGCCCCGTAGCTATGCTTATCAACATAATAGTGTAGCTACATTTAATCAAAGTAAATGCATTAATAAAAGAAGATACGTAAAGGATTATCTATACATTCCAGATAATAATGTAGAACTTAATAATGGCACAATATTTAATAACTTTAAAGGAAATAAAACTATATACGTAGAGTTAAATAAAGAAGTTCCAGAAATTACATTTGAAGATAATAGCAATAGAACTGCAACAGAATTTGGAGTGTGCAATGACATTACAAATACAACATCTGGTTCAGCAGCAATGTACTACGCCATTTCAAAAATTTCAAATAGAAATCAATATGGGACACTTGATAGTGGACAATACGTTAAAACTCATTCTTGCCCAATAGTTGTAAGTGGAAGTGGATTTTACGAGTCTCCAGTAATAGCAGGAGGAGACTGTGTTATTGTACAAACATCTTTTCAAACTAGAAGGCAAGTATTTTCACAGAGTATTTCTAATTATAATAATGCAGATGACTTTATTTTTAACTATAAAAATTATCGTAACCTTGGTTACCCTCGATTCTACTATAATAATGAACCCTATGAATTAACAAATATAGTTAGCAAGGCTCCAAGTCAAGGAAAGTTACCAGCACAAAACCATAATTTAGATTGCAAAAAAAATAATAAAAATCTGTTTACTGTAACAGATGAATACATGTACACTTCAATTAATGGAGTAGTAAATCACATAGTTGAAGCAGATGCTAATCTTTGGTTTAGAGAAGAAACTACACATCCGCATTACTCTTCAGAAAATTCAAATTTATCATCCATATTTAGAAGTGACAGACTAGAATTTGCAGAAGAGTTTAAGTTGAGCCCTTCTTTTTTTAAATTGGAAACTAATCAAATATTTTCTCAACAACAATTGAAAATAGATGATTTATTCAGAGATAAAAATGCAGTAATTTATTCATTACCTGCTTTTAAAAATCAAAGAGTAAATAATTGGAAATCTTTTTTAAATAATAATTATTACTCTTTTGATAATCTACAATTTGGAAATCTTATTGGTGTTCACTCTGTTGATATGGACAGATTAATATTTTTGTTTGATAAAGCTTCTCCGTATTTATCAGTGGGTAGAAGTGAATTGCAATTGAATAATGACACAATTACAATAGGGGATGGAGGATTATTTGCAAGACAACCAAGAGAAATAATGCATACTGATGTAGCTTATGGAAGTACACAATCAAAATATGCTTTTTTATCAACTCCATCTGGGTACTACTACCCTTCTGCATCACAAGGAAGATTGTTTAGATTTTCAGAAAAATCTTTGGATGATGTGACTAAACAAGGTATACATTTTTGGAGTAAAGAGTTTATGCCTTTAAAGTTAAAGAAAGTCTTTCCAAATTATGCAGAAGAAGATAATATAGCATGTGGTGTAGGATATAGTATGGTATATGATAATTTTTACGAAACGATATATCTCTGTAAAAAAGACTACGTTCCTTTATTAGAAAGTATTATATATAACTCCATTAAAAAACAATTTGAATATCAAGGTAACCCAATATCACTAAATAACCCACTTTATTTTAAAAGTGCTTCTTGGACATTAAGTTATAGAGCACAAAATGAAGGATTTATTTCCTTTCATGATTGGCATCCAGATGGAGTAGTTCAATTGGAAGATCACTTTCTTACAATTAAAAATAATGCATTATGGAAACATAATGATAATTGTGGGTCTTACTGTAATTTCTACGGAAAAGATTATCCTTGGGAAGTTTCTCCAATTATTTCTTACGGTCAAGAAATAAACATATTAAATTCATTTGAATATCAATTAGAAGCTTATCACTACATAAATAATTGTTTGGATAAATATCACGTCTTAAAAGAAAACTTTGACAGAGCCATAGTATCAAATTCAGAACAAAATTCTGGAATGTTAAATCTCATAACAAAAACAGAAGTGAGAGACATTGACTTATATAATTACCCTAAAGTAGTAAATAACTTTACGACAGATGTTTTATGCATAAAAAAAGAAAACAGATATAGGTTTAATGGTTTTAACAATATAGTAAAAGATAGAGGAGAATTTTCTAATATGGATGCTTACATACTCAAAAATGACGATAACGGATACACAAGATCTTTATATACAATTAATATGGATTCCTCTAAAATATCAAAATTCAGACATTCTTACCACGAAATATGGTTGGCAAAAGAAGTTTCAGGTAGAACACAATTTATATTTAAATTTTTAAATTCAAAAATAACCAATTCAATTAGATAATTATGTACAAAAGGTATCAAGATGGTGGCCAAGCCCCACAAGATGAATCACAAATGATTCAAGCAATATTACAAGCAATACAACAGCTTTCCCCTGAAGGCCAACAAATGTTGATGCAACAGTTAATGGGTGAAGGACAAGCTCCAGAACAAGCTCCAGAAGAGCAGTACATACCTCCACAAGCAAGAAAAGGTGGGATGCAAAGATATATGTAATGAAAAAATATCAATTGAGTGACCCTAAACAGGCAGATCTTTTTGGATTGAATTTTAGCAAAAGAAAGAAAACTTTAGCTAATAAACCTATAGTTATACCTATAGGTGATAATACGTATGTAGCCCCTACTAAAAAAGCAGCAATAGCAGGAGCAACACTACCAAAAAAACAATTGGGTGGGATACCAACAAATCCAAATGGACTTTGGGAAGAAAATGGCCCTGTAATAATTCCTGGAAACAGGATAACCATGAAAGATAAAAAGGGAATGAATACATTACCCAATAGAGTAATGGCATTTCCAAATGTAGGTAAACCCAGAATGATGAATAAAGGAGAAGAACATTATTTTCCTGGAGCTACAAAAGTATTTGAACAACCTTTATACCAATTGGGTGGTTTGTGGAATACAAATAAACAAGGTTTTGTAGATAGTACACTTAATGCTAATAGAAATAAAAAAGAATTCGTAAAAAGGTTATATGAACAAAATCCTAAAACTTTAATGATACCTGGTGAAACTGACCCATCCACTCATCTCATGGCTTACGACCCTAACACAAAAAGAGTTTACCCTGAAATTGTAAATCGCAATGGTAAACTTGAACATTTAACAGGAGACGCAGCTTGGGATTATGCAGATAATACTAAAGAATATATAGAGTTTCCCACTACTGAACAAGCTGAATGGTTTGCCAATTCAAAAAATAAAACAAGTGGATATAAAATGGGTGTTGGAGTATTAGGTAATACAAATGTAAGTAAATTTGGAACTAAGCTTAAACTTCAATTGGGTGGTTCTTTTTATAATTCAAAAGAAGATAGAGAAGAATACCAACAAAAATTAAAAAACTTGTATGCAGATGGCAATATAATAGGTACATCAGCAATTCCTTATTTTAGAGCAGATAGAACAAAAATAAAAGATAATGGTGTTAATTTAACAAATGAAGAAAACACTTGTATTGATGGAGTATGTGGCTTAATGGAAAAATCAGGTAAAAAATGGAATGAAGGAAGATATTTAAGTAATACAAAATTATCTGATAATATTAAAGGTAAAGACGAAAATGAAAAGAAAGAAGATGGATATTGGGTAAATGATAATTTTAAAATTGGAGATATTGTTCAAGCTACAACTGATAAAGGTAAAGCTTATGATGCAAAAATTATAATGAATTCTTATGAAAAAGAAGGAGAAAAAAGATATAAGATTGTAGGTACTTCGGGAAAATCAACGTTTGAAGAAAGAGATTTATCTCAAAATGAACTTAAAGAATTAATTAAAAACAAAGAACGTTTAGTAACAAGACCAGGTTATTCTTTAGATAAAGAAGCTCTTGAACAAGAAAGAATATTTAATCCAGAAGCTAAAGAAGCAATATTTCGTAGAAATTCTATAAATAAATTTGAAACTGAAAACCCAAATCTTTGGGAATATAAAATAAGAGATGAATCAAAATTAGCAAAAAACCCACCAGAAGGTTTAAAAAAATATTTAGAGTTTGCAAATAATACACAAACAGGAAATAAGCTAGCTAAAATACTAAATACATCAACAGCAGAAGTTGACGATGAAATGTTGAATGTTGCTGGTGAATTATGGCAGGAATCTAAATTTAACACTTCAAAATCTTTAGAATCAATTTTTGAACGTATTTTTAAACCAAAAACTAAAAGTATCGGGCCAGGACAAATAAGATTTTCAACACTAGCTCCAGATCTTAAAAATACATTTAATATCAATAGTCCAAAGGATTTATATGATTACGATAAATTGCTACCATTAATGGTAGCAATGAATATTAGAAATAGGAAATACTTACAAAATAAAGGAGAAAATCTTTCAAAAGATTTAATAGGTATTCCTGGAGTTGATGCAGAACATATACGTGGAGGAATAGGTAGATGGACACCGTATATGTGGAATAGAGGTTCTATTAAAGACCCTAAAGAAAGATTAAGAAAAGAAGCTATAAAAGTTTTATCTCAAGCTCCAGTAGACGACGCACTTAGTCCTTTTCAATCTAAAAGTGAAAAACCAACTGAAAAAGATATAGAAGCATATATAAAAAAGAATTTAGTGGAAAATCAATTGTATAGAGCTAAAGGTTCTTATCCTCGTAAAGTAGAAGATTTTATTGAAAATAATATAGAAAGGACATCACAATTTTTTGATGCAATACATCCTTTACCAGATGTAATTGTAAAACCAAAAAAACAATTGGGTGGTATTATTCATGCTAAAGAATTAAATGGATATTTTAAAAGAAAGTAATGCAAAAATATAAAAAATACATTGATTCAGATGAATGGGAATTTGTTCCTTATCCTAAGAATATGCCTGTAATGCAGAAGGGTGGTAATAAGTCAAAAGACCCTAAAGAATTTGTAAAATGGTATGATGATGAAGCACAATACAAAAAAGCTTTACAAAATAGGAGTGATAGTAGTAATCTTTATAAAAAAACAAAAGATATAGAAAATCCTAAACATTATAATGGATTACCTCCTAGTTGGTATAATGTAGTAGATGGATTTAGAACAAATGCTTTTGCAAGAAGAAATAATATAGATTACGATTATGAATATTATAGAACAGGTAAATTTCCCGGTAAAATACAACCTATAGCAACTAAAGATTGGGGAGAAGGTATGGCATACCCTATTTATAGAAAACCAGTAGTAATACCAAAACTAAAAGAGCAACCAGAAAAAGTATTATCAAATAGACAAAGGATTGTAGCTAACCCTACTTTAAGTCAGCAAGTACCAATAGCAGGATTTACTGGAACAAACCCGCAACCATTACAAATACCAATTCAACAATCATTACCTCAAAGTAATACTCCAACAAGTGCAGTAGAACAAAAAGCATGGCATCATGCTGGAGCATTTGGCCCAGTTTGGACTCAGAATGGTCAACCATTAACTCCAGAAGATATAGAAAACTTAAAAATAAGAAAATTTAGTAAAGGAGGAATTGCTAAGACATCTCAACAATTAATGGATGGACTAAAGAAAAAATTAAAAGAAGGTACAATAACAACTTTGAAATCTCCTTCATTTGTTTTTCTAACTACCACACCCGTTTTTAAACACGGAGGATTAAAAAAATATCAAGATGCCGGATATGTATTTCCAAAACCACCACAAGATGGTTATATAGACCCTAATTTAGTCCCTCCAAAAGGAATAGCACCTGAAACATTAGAAGAAATGAAAAAAAGACAGGAAGCTCAAAGACAAAAAGAAATGGATGCCTATTTTAAGCGTTTAAATAGAGACCCTGTTACAGATGATTTAACAAAAGCCTACAATGAAAAACCAAAATATACAATGCAAAATCAATTTGGTTTTAACCCATTGGGTTCTTTATTAGGTAGTACTCTCTCTGGTATTGGACAAATGGTAGCTAATAATGCCGAGAAGACAAAACAAGGAAATAATAGGATTCAACAAAATGATCCTTACGTAGACGTAACTAATCAATATGGTTATTCACAAGGAGTAAATAAAGGATATTTTAAAAAGGGTGGAATGTTTACAGAAGAAGATGAAATAGACTTTTTTGAACTTTTTGATGAAGATATAAAACCAAAAGAAGAAACAAAAGAAAAAACAGACTCAAGTGAAGAAGAATATGCAGAAAGAATAAGAAAGAAAAAAGATAGATATAAGAAAGGTATGGATATTGTCAATGAAGATTATAGTTCTTCAAGACAATATAAAAATAATAAAGATGTAGAAGTTCGTAAAAGTCCTATCAATCAAACTTACAAAGGAAATGATATTTCAGAAATGTTTTATGACCCTATAGGTTTAAACTATAATAATAAAAGAGGATTTAAAAATACTCCTTTAGGAGGGCATAGTAATCACGGCCACTTTGCTTCACAAAATTCAGAAACAATGAGTAAAGCTAAAATTTTAGCAAAAAGCTTAGGGTTAAATGTAACAGAGGATGGAGAAGAAGATGCTAAAATTGATCCAGTACATAGTAAAAATAGTTATCACTACAAAAAATTAAATGGAAATGCAAGAGCAGCAATGGATATTACTGGGCAACCAAATAAAATAAAGCAATTCTTTCAAGAAATTCAGAATTTTAAAGAGGGTGGAACTTATGAAGTAACACCCATACAAGCAATGCAATTAAAGGCAATGGGATACAATATAAAAAATTTATAATGAGAATTCAAATAGTAACAAATCCTAATAGAGCAGAGAGAAATGTAATTAATATAAATAGGAGTAATGAACTTCCTAATGTTAGTACTACGTTAAAACCTGTTGATGAAGAAGTAGCGAATCTTGAAGCAGAGTTAGGTGAATTAGTTGTAAGCCCTGATTTAATGAATCTATATAGAGTTGGAGGAAAACGCCATAGTCAAGGTGGAACTAAATTAAACATTGAAGAAGATTCATTTATCTTTTCCAGAGACAACTCAATGGCTATACCTAAAAAACAACAAGAAGCTTTTGGATTTAAATTAGGAGGAAGTGCCAAAAAATATAATACACCAGCAAAATTAGTAGAGAGACAAATTAACATTGAAAACCACAATCAAATGTCAGGTATACTTAGTGATGTTAAAAATAGAGATGTAACAGCAAAGAATACAGCTAAGGAGATGCTACAAAAAAATCAAGAATATCTTGGTCAAATAGCGTTTTTACAAGAAGCTAAAAAAGAATTTAAACAGGGAACACCAAAGTTTTCTGAAGGAACTGAACCTATTTTTTCAGAAAACACTAAAACAAGCATAGATACATCTAAACAATATGCACAACTTGGAGGTAATAAATATGGAGTTGCTTTTGATGGGAAACGGCTTAATTACGTTTTTAACCGAAATGAATTAACACCACCTGCAACAATGCCATCAAATACTACTTCAACTAATTCAATTGACCTCAATGATCCAAAACAAGTAAGAGCAGCAATTCAAAAATTACCCTATGGTAATGTTCTTACTAACTTAATAAATAAAGTATGTGAGGAATGCACAGAAGAAGAGAAAAAAGTTATAGTAGAAGAAGCAAAAAAAGCTCCAAAAATAGTTACTCCTAATGTACCTCAAAAAAATCCAAGAGTTATACAACCTGTAGACAACTTTATACCAAATAAAGAAAGACAAAGAATTACAGGAGAATATACAGTTAAAAGACCCACTCCAATAGATAAATTTGCACCTCAAAGTATTTTAGAAGCAACAAATACTTCACCTAAAAAATTATCAGATATACAACAAGCAGAAATAGATAATCCTGGAAGTGAGTATACCAATCAAAAAGTTCCGTTTAATACGGGACAAATATTAAGTTTGTTTGGAAGTTTAGCAATAAATTCCACTCGTAAATATTTGTATCCAAATAGTTTACGAGATAGTTTTAAATCATTGGAATCTCAATTACTAAATCCAAATCTAGCATTACGACAAAATGCTGATAATTATTTGCAATTTCAAAGAATTGGAGCATTATCAGGTAATAATGCTATGGCTCAAAAAGCATTTACTGAAAGTATGGATAATGCTAATAAAATTAGAAGTCAATACGATAGCGGTAACGTAGAAATACAAAATGCTCAAAATGATTATAACAATAGAGGTTTTAATGCTGTAAATGCAAGAAACGTACAGAATAATAATAATTACAACGTATTGACAGATACTACAGTAGGTAGAATTAACGAACAAAAAATAAATGATTCCACAGAATATTTAAACAAATTTATAGGATACTACGGGCAAAATCAACAAATGCAACACGCATTAAGTACAATGCCGCAATATCCAATGAAAGATAAAAACGGAAATTATATTACTAATGCAGTAGGTAAAAGAATGTATAATACTGCTTATAGCCCTGATTGGATGGGTAATTTTAAATTTAATGGAGTGGATGGTTGGAATATGCCACAAAGTCAAAAACAAGGTATATTTGATGAAGAAATATCTAATTTGAGACAAGCAATAAATGGTACAACTGATGAAAAAGCACAATCAGTTCTGTATAATTCATTAATAAAATTACTAGTAAATAAAGAAACACCATATCGAAATAAATATGGAGGTTATATAAAAAGAAAATAATTTGCGGAGTTATTAATAATAAACTAAATTTACAAAATTGCCTAGTTACGTAGAAAAATATAATTACGATAAAGTACAACCGTTTCAGACTGATTACGCTGGAATATTAAAAGGGTTAGAAGTAAAAGAAGCTTATTGGAAACAAGGAGTACAAAGGGTTAAAACTGCTTACGAAAGTGCAGCAGGATTAGCTATATCTGGAGATATTGCAAAAAATAGACTTAAAACATTTATGGAAGGAGCAAATGAACAATTGAAAAAAGCTCTTTCAAATGATTTAAGTATGTATGACAATGCTGCTTCTGCAATTAGCATTTATGCTCCATTATATAAAGATGTTGAAATGATGGATAACCATAAAAACACAACTTATTATCAATCTGAATTTGCTAAAATTAATAGGGATAGAACTAAAAATGCAGGAAAAGACTACAATGAGTTAAGTGCTCAAGATGTAATGAACCATTACCAAGATTTTAAAAAAGGAATTGAAAATGGAGACGAGTCAAAAGATTATTTAGATAAGCAAGTAAGTTATACACCTTACTATGATGTTTCCAAAGAGAGTCTTGAATTACTAAAACAATGTAAACCAAATAAAGAAACAATAATGTTTTCTGGAGAAGATCCGTTAACATATGAAACAAAAACAAACAATTCTTTAACTGCTTCAAAAATAGCAGGATGCTTAGATCAACTATCAGATAAAGCAAAATACCAAATAGCTTTAAGAAAAAAAGTTCAATACCACAATAACCCAGAAGGGTTAGCTTTAGCTTGGAGAAATATAGGAGCAACAAATATAGAAGAGAAGACAGAAAGATTAACAAAAGCAAGATTACTGGCTAATGAAAATAAAATAGATCCAGTTAAGTTTAAATATTGGACTGAATTTGCAGCATCTTTGAGTGGGGAAATAGACAAATTACAAGAAGGATTAGGCGATATTAACAGAGGAGATTATTCTGATGTAAGTCAGAATATGAACAGATATGCCTATCAACTAGCTGTTATTTCTCATGCAAGGGAAATGGGTAATGAATTTGCAACACCTGATACTTCAAATGAATTTAGCTTAAATGAAGCAAATGCAATTATACAAAAACAAAATTTTCAAACTTTAAAAGATGCTAATGACTTTAAAAATGAAATCTTTATGAGTGATAAAGAACATGGGCAAAATAAAGAACTGGAAGAAATAAAAGTTGGTAATTCGTATAAAACAGAAGAATATAGAAGAACTGGATCTGTATCTACAGATCCTAATTCAGCTCCATTAGATGAAGGAATAGTATTAAAACAAAGTACTACAGAAGATAAAGAAGGAAATATATATGCTGCTCAATTAAATGCAGAAGTAGCTAGTGCAAGTAAATCAATAGTTGATGCAGGAAATACACTGTCTAATAAATTAAGCCCTGCAAAAATAGAAGATAGAGATGCAGGATTCTATACTGGAATAGGAGCTGATATAAATAAAGGATTTGATCCAAATATAGCAATAAATAGAGATCAACAAATTACTTATTTAGAGTCAGTAGTAAAAGCATATAACACTATAGAAAATGAAAATGAATTAATACGTCAAAAAAATAGAGTATTACCCAAGGATAAGCAAGTTGCAGAAATAGCAAACACTTACAGGACTAATACAGTAAATGCAATTAAAGACTATTTATCTGTAGTAGAAGAAAAATCCATTGAAATAGAAACTAAAAAGAAAATTATAGAGATAAATCAAGCTAGAGTAGATAAAGAAATTCCTTCTATAACAGAAGTAATGAGAGAAGTGGATAATAAAACAGTTAATTATGGAAGTCAAGTTGTTAAAGGAAACCAATTAAGAGAAGCACTTACAAATAGTAATGGTAAAAGTAATGATGGTTCTATATTTATTAAAAAAGAAATGACAAATGGGAGAACAGGTGTTATTGATACAAAGTATATAATCTTTAAAAATGGACAAGAAATCCCACAAATAGTAAATAATGGGGAAATTCATTCATCTAGACATCCCGTCTATAATTTATTAGGAGATGTACAAAGTAAATCTAGCGAAAGAATTAATGATATTAAAGAGTTAGAGAATAATATTTATGGCATAGCAATAATAGAAAGTAATAGAATATACAAAGAAAAATTTAGTAGTGATCCAAAGCTATATGATATATTAGTAGCAGATGCAATAAGAGCTACAAAATTTCAAGGAAGTGCAAAAGAATTCATAGAAGACGGTTATCAAGTAATGGGTTATACAAAATACAATGAAATTGTATTAAAAACTCCAGATAAAGTAATAAATGAAAGAGGAGAAGTAAATGAAAATAAATTAATTGCTGCTGGTGCAAGAATAATGAAATCTGAAGCAGGTAATTATATTGCTTATAAAAGTGATATAAATATAACTAATACAAATACAATTCCAGGATTAACAGATAACAAAGACTTATTGAACCTTAAACATGCATTTGAAGAAAGCCCTTTAACAGTTGGAAAAGAAACTGTGTTACGACAAATGAATGTACCAAGTGGAGATGGAATTAAAATTCCAGTAATGATAAAAGCTTTTAAAGATAGTAATGGTAGAGTGACATATTCGATTGAAGAAAAGAAAAATGGAGTATGGGATAATCCTATAGGAGAGTATGGAAATATTTTAACGTTTGAAAAAGCTTTAATTTTGTTAAATCAATTTAGAAATAAAATAATACAAAGAAAATAATGCCAGATATAAATGAATGGGACATATTTAAATCAGACATAGATAAAGATAATGCAGCTAATTCTTTCTTTAAGAATGCAACTGATGTAGCAATATTAAAACAGTATAAACCTTTTGATTTTGGAACATTTGATGAAGGAGAATATGCCCGCAATAAAAATGCAGAGCCATTGACAACTAGAGAAATGGCCAAGCTTACTTTACGAGAGTATAATCCAAAACAAGAACAAGACTTATTTGATCCTACATTATTTGTAAAAAAAGATTTTAATTCTTACTTTGATAATTTTGAAGAAAAAAAATACCTTAATGATAAATATGGTTATGACTTAACAAAAACAATCCAAGAGAATGAACAAATGTATTACGATGATTGGATGAAACAAAATGTACTTACAAGAGGTTTAAAAACAATTGGAACTATGGCTACTAACATAGTAGCTAAAGCAGGGTTAAAATTTGTTGAAGGATTGGGATATGTTGGTTCAGCTCTAAACCCCCTTAATATTTTTGGAGAAGATTATTTTTTAAAAGTGGCAGATAATGGCTTTTCCAATTACTTTAATAAAGTACAAGAAGGTATGAAGGACGACCCAATGTTCAGAACTTATAAATCTTCTGAATATGACAGTATGGGAGCATTTGAAAAAATGACTACTTCTGAATTTTGGGGGAGTGAAGCAGCAGATGGGTTTGCATTTATGCTATCCGCAATGATACCTGTTGCTGGAATATTTTCAAAGATTGGCAAAGGGTTGTCATTTGCTAAAAGAGCGCAAGTAGTTGGAGAACTAGGTACAGTAGCTGAAGAAGCGTCTGCTGCAATGAATATAGCCTCTGGTGGTAGAGTGTTAACAGGAAGATTAGGAAATGCTTCAAACGCTTTATTTGGCAGTAAAGAAATTGCTGCACCTATTCAATGGGCTTATTCAGTTGCTTCTGAATCATTTTTTGAAACAAAAGGAGTAGTGGACGCTTTAAATAAAAGAAGGAAAGATTTTACTGACCCTTTATTTAATTTATCTCAAGAAGAATTTGAAGAGTATAAAAATAATAAAGCTTCAAATACTTTTTTAGCAAATGCAGCATTGCTTTCTTTAACAAACATGTTTCAAACAAAGTTATTATTTAAAGCATTGGGAAAACAAGCTGCTCCATCAATAAGGGGTGCAGTAAATAACGCACAACAAGTTGTAGCTAAAAAAGAACTTAGTAAACTTCTTAATAATAGAGTAGTTCAAGGAGTAAAACTTGCGATAAAAGGTACGGTTATAGAAGGATACTTAGAAGAAAATCCTCAGTTGGCTATTGAAAGAATAAATTCGTCTAATGACAAAGAATACCTTCATTACAACCCTGATTCTTCTGCTTTATGGCAGTATTTTCAACAAATAGCTGGCCAAACAGAAAAAGCTTCCACACTATTTGGTGGAAGTGGAGATACAGAATTAGCTACAAGTATACTTCTTGGAGGAATAATGGGTGGAGGTATGGCAGTAGCACAAGCTAACTTACAAAAAAGAAAACTTGATAAAGAAGGAAATAAAATAAATAGTAATTGGTACTCTCTTAGTGGAGTAGGTTATGGAGAAATAAAAAATAAAAAGGATGCAGATGTATTTGGAATAGCAAAACTACAAAACAAATACAATACTTGGCAGGATGCAAATAAAACAGCAGAGTTAAAAACTGAATGGGATCAACTAAAAAAAGCTCCTGGAGATAATAAAGATAGATTAGATGCAATAGCGTTAGAATATACTGCTATGATGAAAGCCACTCAATCAAAGATTACTAAATTAAATGAACAAAATATATTAGCTGATTCGTTGGATAATGTCAGCCCAGCATTTGCTGATGTACTTAGAGAACAAACTTTTAAAGATTATTTTATATCTGGCAACAATGCTGGATTTGGACAAGGAATACTTTCTTCTTTAGAATCAGTAAAAAATACTCCTATATCTCAAGTAAGAGAATTTGGACTTGACCCTGAATCATTAAATGAAAAAATATATGACAGATATGTTAGTATATCTAAAAAAGTATTAAGTAATGAAGATTATAACCTTGATAAATTTCAAAGTAAAAGTGGTTTAATTACTTATGAAAGTTTAAATATATTAGCTGAAAATAGAAAAAATGAAGCTCTTCATCACGTTATTAATGAAGATATTTTTAATAATGCTGTAAAAAAACATAAAGATGAAATATTCACTGCAAGGTTTAAATCTGAAAATTCAGAAATAAATGTATTGCAAGATACATTACTAAAATTTGTAGAAGCATATGGAGATATTCATCAAGCAAAACAAAACATAGATAGTAAAACAATAACAGAGGATGGTAAAAAAAGAGAAGAAGACAGGCTTGTTAAAGCACAAAACAAATTGGATGCATTAATAAATGACCCACTAAATGAGTTTATTAATACTACAATTTTAAAAAATCCTTTATCTTCATACGAAGATGTAACTAAATTTATTTATGGAGATCTTAATAAAATATTTTTTGAAAGCAAATTAGCCTCTTTAAAAAGTGATCCTAATATATCTTCTGAGCAAAATGAAAAAAATATAAAAGCTCAAGCAGTATTAATACAAAATGAACTTTCAGATTTAGCACATAGTCTTTCTCAACAAATTAGAAATATATATAGTGTAACATCTCTTACTAATGCAGCTATTAATGCAAAATACTTAGCAAATCTCTTAAAAAATATGAATGCTGAAGAGTATTTAGAATATTTAAAAGAAAAAATAAGAATAGCAAAAACTACTACTCCAGAAATAACAACGGAAATAGAATCAGAAGTAAAAAGTGAAATAGAACAATTAAAAGAATTATTAAAACAAAAAGAAGAAGAATTAATTGCTCTTAATAAAGATGAAATATTAAAGAAACAAGAGGAATTAAATATAGAAAGAGGCTCTATTGATGATATTGAAAAAGAACGTATTATAGATATAGAAAAACAACAGAATGACATTAAAGAAACACTAAAAAAAATAGATTTACTTGAAAGTGAAATTGCAGAAATAAAAGCTAAAATACTTGCAAAAGAAGAAATTATAATTGATAAAGATCCAATATACTTTATTCGAGAAATAAAAGATGAAGATGGAGTAGTAACAGAATATGAAATAGCAAATGTTAAAACTAATCAAGGCGTTTCTGGTGAAATATACAGTAATAAAGATTTAGCTGAAGCAGCTTTAAAAAAGTTAGAGAAAAAAGATATTCCTGTAAAAATTGCACCACTCGTATACAAAAAAGATAAGGAAGTATGGCTTCTTGATAAAGTAGGAGATAACTATATATATTATCCAGAAGGAACTACTCAAGAAGATATTGACTCTTTAACACCAGCACCTTTAAAAACAATAATTCCTGAAGTTAGTAATGAAACAGCAGAAGCAATAGAAAATCATTTTTCCCCTACTAAACCTGTAGTGGGTGTATTTCAAGAAGTTGTGTTTAATGGTAAAAGCTATAGGAAATATGCAGATGGAAGAATATTTGAAATGCAGGATGAAGTAGAGTATAAAGCAGATTTAACAGTGGACTCACTAAGAAAATTAGATGCTTTATTTAATGGAGTTGTTATTGAAGATGAAGTGGAAGTTGAAATAAAAGATAGTGCAACTCCATATTTGACTCCAAACAAATCTGTTATTTCATTAGTAGAAGTAGTAAATAAAGTTGACGTAACAAAAAAAGTTATAATACCAGAAATAGGAGAAATAGATGCTATGCCTATTATAGCTTCTAAATATGACATTAAAATGAATGCATTAATGTTAATGCCTGGATTTGGGTCATTCATAAGTGAGAATTCATTTCAATTAGTTATTCAAAAAGGAGATTTTTCAGAAGAATCACAAAGAAAAAATAGATTTACAGATAAAGTAAATGCTGGTATAGATGCAGGAGTAGTACAGGAAGGCCACGTAATTGCTTTAGTGGATAGTGATGGAAAATATGTTAAGATTAAAGTTGATGAAAAAATTACACAGGATGACACAGGTGATGTTGTCATGTTTAATATAGATAAAAATATATTTTTAAGTCATTTAAGTAAAAGTGCTGGCATTTATAAAGATAAGATTGATCCAGCAATGAGTGAGGAAGAGATAATATTAAATGTTTATGGCATTGTTGATAATAAAGTAAAACAATTAGAAGAAGCTATTGAATTAATAGATAGAGATAAAACAGGTGCTACTAAAATACCTATTTACTTTATGGAATCCAGTAGAGGGAAACAGCCTTATGGAAATCAATATATATTGGTAAATAGTGTAATTGCAAAACCAAAATTAACCTTTATAACAAAGAAAACTTATGACAACAAAGTAAACTTTAATGGAGAATTTTTTAGTGTGGGTTCATTTATAGTACAAATACATGGTAAAGAACATATTAAAGTTATTCCAGCAACAATAGGAGATAATGAAAATGAAGTAGTAAAAAACAGCGTAAAAAACATATTTGATTTAGATTACTCAAAACTGAGCGATGCTCAAAAAGAGTTAGTATTAAAGTTTATTTCTAAATATTTATTTATAAAATCACTGCCTCCTCTTCCAAAAAGTAAAAAACTTTTATTTGAACCCACTAAAAACAAAAATAGTCCTTACGTAATAAAAGTAAGTAATGGAAAATTAACTTTATTTAAAGTGAGTGGAACAGAAGAAATATCTTTTGATCCAATGGATTTAACACTATCTTTACCGTTTGTGGATTTAGATAAGAATACTAAATTAAAAATACTGAATGACAAATTTGAAGAGGTTGAAATAAATGCTACAGAGTATTTATTAAATAATTTAAAAACAAATTACAAACCATTAATAGATAAAGATAATAATTTAAGAAGTTTACCACTCACTCCTTATTTTACTTTTTCTTATAGTAAAGAAAACCCAATTACTGATGTTCAAACTACAAGTGAAGTGGGATCATTGAATGATGAATTAACTAATGCTGAAAATAGGTATGAAGAAATGCAATCAAGGCATAAGAATGAAATTGAAGAATATAATAAGAAAAACAACACTGACTTTTTAAATAGAGATGAAATATTATATGGTAGAAATGAATACTCTGATTTTGAAAGAACAAAAGAAATACTTGAAATAGCAAATAGGCAAAAAGCAGAAGAAGAAAAATCAAGAGGAGAAGTTTTAAGTGTTATAGACAAATTCTCAACTGTAAATGCTCCGCAACTCACTAATGAAGAAAAATCAAAAAGAAAAGAGATTTTTGAAAAATTAAAAACTATTTGGAATAGAATATCATCTAAAGACAGTAATAATCGGGCTGATTTAGATGAAGGATTTGCAGTTGATTTTACAGCAGCATCGGAAGCTGGGGGTGTTAATATCCCTGCTCATGGAATGGGTAAATCCAGTTTAGCTTCGGCATTAAAAGATTTATTTGAATTAATGAATAATGGCATTAATCCAAAAAGAGGACATGGAGGATTAGATGTAGCACCATTAACAGCACCTGAAGTGTCTGCTCAAACAACAGGAGGAGGACACGCTTATAGAGATGGTGCATTTATATTACTTGGGACAGATGGGATGATTACAAATATTAATGATATTAGAGGTATATTAGTAAATGATGGTTTACTAAACTCTAATCCAGAAATAATTGATTTATTAAGACAATCCTTTCCAAATTTAGAAATACAATCTTATAGTAATGCTGCCAAAGCAGTAGAATCCCTATTAGATAAACAACCCCAACCCCAAAAGGAAGTTGATGCACCTATTCCTGTGAGTGATTTAGAAATTGAAATAGCTAAAATAGAAAAAAGAAGACAGGAAGAATTAATTATATCACTTGGTATAATTCAAATGGATAAAATAAAAGGGTGGTATTCTTCTCATCTTGTAAATACTCAATTGGTTGGAGATAAAAATAAAGAAGAAGCTTTAAAAAAAGTATTACTATCTATTATAAAAAGAGTAGAAAATAAGGAAAAACTTGGACAACAAAGTAAGATATTTGATAGTGAAATTCAAGCATACGAAAACATTAAATTAATAAATGCTAGATATAATGCAGCGTTAGCAGTATTAAAATCAGAACCCCAAAAGGTATCAAATTCTTTATTAAATGAAATACACGAATTAACAAGTAAATCATCAATAGATATAGGACTAATAGAATTTGGAATACAGAGTTTAGAAGGTGCATATGGCCCTGTTAAATCAGTAAAAAAAGTAAGTGACTACAATAGAATTGTAAAAGAAATAAATGAATTGAATGATCTTATTCAATGTAAATAAGTGAAGTTTTTCTAATAAAAATCTGTACTCAGTAAAAAATAAAAGATGCCATTATCAAAGTGTTTAGAAAAAATAGATTTCGTAACAAAAGAAAATAAAGAACAATTACTTAAAAATGCAGAGGCATTAAGGAGTAAAGGTATGTCACTTGAAGAAGCTGAAGCCACAGTTAAAAATACTTTTGTAAATGCAGAAAGTAAAAGATTAAATGCAGAATTAAATAAATTAAAAAAAGGCTTGAGTATTCCTCAAAATACTTTTACACCTATAGTATTACCTGATTTTACTGAAATAAATAAAAAATACCTTTCACCAACTACAATTAATATTGTAGCTGAGATAGAAAAAGTAAAAGAAAAATTAAAAATATTAAATTCAAACATTTTAATAGTAAATCCTAATAATTCAAATGAATATATTGATTCTTTTGGAAAAATATATGATAGAGTTAGTACGTTAATTAAAAAGACTGGAGTTTTTAAAAAAGGAGATGCTGATAGAGGAACTATAATTGATAGTTTATTAAGAGATTTTATTTCAAATAATATAATTTCAGAAAAAGATTTAATAGAAAAATATAACAAAATAGATAAAGGAGAATCTTTACCTTTTACAGGAGATATGCTATCCGATTTGTTTATGATTTTTAGTGAAATCAAAAAAACTACAAATAATTTAGAATTAATATCTGATATACCTACGTTATGGGGTGTTATTAATGGTAAAAACGTAGCTGGAACTATTGATCTTCTTGCTATTGATAAAAATACAGGAAAAGTATTTATAATAGATTTAAAAACATCTACACAAAATAGAAGAAACGTATTAGGAACGTACTATGATTCATATAGAGAATCAGATAGTATACAGCAATCTGGATATGCAACACTATTAAAACAAAGAACAGATATTGATGCTGATATTACAGTATTGCCAATACAAGTATTTAAAAGTGGAAATGAATATGTTAAAGCAACAGCCAGTAAAGATAGGAATGACAACTATACTATGGCTGTAGATAGAAGAACTTTTGAAGAAAAAGCTATTGATGAAATACTACCTTCCTATGAAGATGATGCTCAATTTAGAATAGCAGATAATAATAGTTTTGTAGTGAATGAAGAATCCAGAATACTTGGAGAAGCTTGGTTCAATAAAAACTTTCCTCAAATACCAATAGAGTTAGTGCAAGAGTATATTACTATACAAAAAAGTAATGAAAAAGCAATTGGTATGTTTGCAGAAGGGTTAGTTAAGATTTCAAAATATGCTAATAAATCTACTTATTACCACGAAGCATTTCACGTTGCATTTAATTTATTTATTCCAGTGGAAGAACAAAATAACATACTGGATGAAGCTTCTAAACTATTTAATATAAGCAGAGGAACTACTCAATCCACTGATAAATTTTTAAATGAATTAGAACAGGAAAGTGAGTACTATAATTCTCAAAGCAATGATGTTAAGTTAGAAGAAAAATTAGCATTTGGTTTTGAAACTTTTAAAAAGAACAAAGAAAATGCAAATTTTCCAAGTAAAATTTTGGACTTTTTCAAAAATTTATTTGCTAAAATTCAATCATTTCTTTCTGGAAAAGAAAATATTAGAAATCTATATAATAAAATAGATAATGGTTATTTTTCCACTAAAAAAGTAATTACTACTGCTACTGGCGTAAATAGAATGTCTATATTCAACGAAAAAGGAAAAGAAGTATTAAATGCAGTGGAAGCAAATTATTTTAGTGATGAAGCAGATTATCACATATCAAAGTTACTTAGTACTAAAGAAGCAAAAGCTAAAAGCGTAACAATATATGGATTAAATGATCCAATTATAGCTAAAAAAATATATGAAAGTCTGGAAAGAACTTTTAATAGATTGTTAAACACTTATAAAAAAAGTGATAAAGAAAATAAAAATGCAGGAAAAGATGAAAAATATGATAAAGTAGAAATAATACTTAAAAACTTCAATGCATTTATAAAATTTCATTTAAATAACAGTAATTTAGATGTGAATATTAAAGATGCTGATGCATTAATAAATTCTATAGAGTACATTGAAAAAGAAGAAGAGGAAGAAGTTGATCTATATTCTTTACAGGAAGGAGGAGATAAAAAAAGCGTTTATCAATTTGCTTCAAAACCCATAAGAAATTTATTTAGGCTTTTACCTAACGCTACGTGGACAAAAGACGGTATTATTGAAACAGTGGATGAATTTGGATTTCATAAAATGGTAGATTCTGTTACTCTTTTAAACAGAGTAGCTTTACACATGGCTGGAGAAAGTAATGAAACTAAATTTTTTGAAAAATTGTTTTCCGAAGCAACCTATAAAAAAATACCAGAACTATTCTATTTAAAAGGATTAATGAAAATGCCTAGCTACATGCAAGGGGCAGTTAGAGTACCTAGTGAAGCTAATTTTGGATTGGAAAGTGCTAGCTTATACGCTGAAGTGTTCAGAACATTCAGTAGGCCAATAGTACCACTTAAAGTTACTAAAACAATAAGCATTAAAGTAGGAGAAGAAGAATTTACAAGATTTATATATATTGATGCAATTTCATCCTCTGAAAAAATAATACTTCAAGAATGGATTGATAATTTTACAGTAAATACAAAAGCAAATAAATACGTAGAAGTTAATGAACAAACATTTATTAAAAGGGTATTAAAAATACCTCTAATTAATAAATTAGATGTAAAAGAAAAAGACTTACTTGCTTTTTTTGATGTGATTGGAATAAAGTTATCTCAAGAAACAGTAGAAAATGAATGGGAAAATATTCGGGATAATGGTCTTTTACTTTATGATTTTTACACAGATACTCAAGAAGTTAATGGTGTATTACTAACAGTATTAAATGATCCTGCATACAATCAAAATCCATTAGGTTATATATACGATAAAGAAAACCCAATGGAAAACTTTGTAATAAGAAGGGTTATAAAAACTCTTCAAAAAGCAGAAGCAAAACACACTAAAATTATACAGCCTATTGCTTATAGAAATAGTGAAGGAGAACTACAAAGTATTATTTCTGATGCAAATAATTTAACAAAAAATGCTTATGAAATAAATAATTCAGAAAATCTAGATGATTTATATGAAAGACTTCCACAATTGGACAATGATCTTTTTAGAAATTCAAATATCAGAAAGCAATTATTTGATGAAAGTGGTCTTAGAGATACTGAATTTTCTATTGAAATACAAAATTATAATGGTATAAATGAAGAAATGACTGCAAAACTTGATGAAAGTGATATGTTAATAATGGATGTGGGTAATTTAACACAAAACAATATTATTCAAGGGCCAAGAACAGAAAGTAAAGCTACTTATTACGCATTAGCAATAGTGAATAATAAGTACCCAGATAGTTTACCCAATGGTTATTTATCTGCGGATTTAGAAAATATAGTAAACTTTTACGAACCTCATAAAGCATGGATGAAAAAAGAAAGTTCAAGTAATTGGGGAATGTTTGATTTTATGACAAAAGAAGAACACAGTGATTTTAATTTGGGTTCATTTAAAATAGCTTTGGAAAGATATGTTAATGTAGCCACTTCTCTTTTTGAAAAAAAAATTATAGATTTATTTGGTGACAATTCTTCTTTTGTTAAAAAAATATACATAGATGAACGTAATGAAACACCAAGAAAAATAGAAGATATTGATTATAGAAAAATATATAGAGATTTTATAATTAAAAATATGGTGCATGACATTGAATTCAATATCATGAATTCAGGTAATTTAGCTTATTACAAAGATTTTACAAAAAGAGTAGCTAGATTAGCTTCAACAGGAATTCCTGTTAATGGATTGGAATCTACAAAACAATTTCTTGAAAATTCTCAAATACAAACATTAGCTGAAATAGTAAATGTTAATAACATAGATGTTTCAAAAACATCAAAAACATCAGTTATACCAGATGTATTTTCAAATGAAAATATAGTAGATAATACTGTTAAAAATATAAATAAAGTTAATAACGTTTACGGAATAAAAAATAGTGTAGATAATAACGAAAAATTAAAAAAAGAAAGACTTTCTTTAAATGAAGCGAATAAAGCAGATGGACAAGCCTACATTAATATTGATGCATATAGACAATTCTTATTAAACACAGGAGGTAGGTGGAATAAATACATGGAAGCCACTTATGAATATGAAGGATTATTCTATAAAAAAGAAATTTTAAAGAGAAAACTTTCTGAAAAAGAAACAGATAGATTTTTAGAATTGGAAGGATTAATAAATAAAGATGATAGATATAATCTTACCATATTAAAATATCAATTAAGTGGTGGAATTGTAAATAGTGAAAGACCAGCCTATGATAAAATGTCTTTGGCTCCATTACTACCTTCTTTAATATATAGAAGTAAAGAATTACTAAAGGTAACGGATCAAAGTATAAAAAATGGTATTGCCTACGTAAAACATAGAAGTGCAACTAAATTACAATATACAGGAGATGTAAACTTACTTAGTGATATAAGTAAAAATATTACTGAAGTATATAGTGGAGATTTAAAAGAACAATTAAAAACAGATAATGATAAAGATAGTTTAGTTATAATAGGAAGCCAACTTAGAAAATTATTTTTTGTTACCTTTTTTGAAAATGGCAGTGCAAATTCTGAAATAGAATCTTTATATAAGAATTATAAGCAAGCTTTAAAAAATCTAATTGATATTAATAAAATAGAATTATTCAAAGAACTTGGTATCGAGTTGGAAGGTAATAATATAGTAGTTAAAAATCAAGCAGCATTCATAGAAAAATTGCAAAAAGAAGCGGATAATTTAGAAATGAATGTCAACGTAAAAGATTCGTTAAAGGTAGGTATGGATGGAAAATTAATAACTCCCTTTGAGTTTAGTGGAATTACTTCAGTAGTAAACGATTTACTTTTTGGACTCATAGATAAGACTCTTAGAGTTCAAAAAGTAAAAGGAGGACAATTTACATTACTATCAAATGCTTATTTTGATAAGCTTAATTTTTACGACTTAGAAAAGATTAATGAAAAACTATATGTAAAAGAAGCTGATGTTAGAGTAGGATTAGTTGGAGAGTATAAAAAACTATTGAATTTACAAGATGAAGATAATGATAATCAACCAATAGGTACATTAAAAAGACTTAACGAATTATTAAAAGATAGCAAGTTTATAAAAAAACATAAAAAGTCTTTAACAATAATAGCTTATAGAATACCAACACAAGAACAAAATTCTATGGAGATATTAACTATTAAAGAGTTTTTATCTCCAACAGTGGGGTGGACAATACAAGCTTATGACGAAATAACTTCTAAATCAGGTGCGGATTTTGACATTGATAAATTATTTGTTTTAATGCCTTCTTTAACAAGAAATGGTATTTATATTGATAAAGAAGCAAATAAAGAAATAGAAAAAAATAAAGAAGAATTAAAATCATTACTAAAATCGCTTAAAGGGAATAGTGCAGTTCGTAGTTCCATATATAAAAGTAGTGGAGATTTGTTGTCTACTATGTTTGGAGATATAGATATAGATAGTAACGCTATATATAATGAAATAGAACAACAATTGATTGAAACATTTAAAGAATTAAAAAGTCTTGATTTTTCTCAAAAACAAATGCTTGAAAATGAATTAAATGAATCAATGACAAGTATTTTAAAACATCCTTTACAATATGAAAGATTAACTAAACCAAACTCTTCTTCAAGAATTAAAGACATTGCAAGACAAAATGGTATTGAAATGGGATTTATTAAAGAAGAGGATCTTCCTGTTGGAGGAAAATTAAAGTTACCTCAAGGTATGTCTATATTGAATTACATTACAGGCAAGCTAAATATGCATAAAACTATGCAAGGAGCTCAAAGAGCTTTGGGTGTATATGCTGTGGGTAATGTAAGAACAGCAATCTTACAACAGGGTATTGTAGAAATGAATGTAAAAAAAGTATATGTTCCATTACTAACTCAAAAAGAATTTAATACTATTGTAAGTAATAATAAAATATCTTTGAGTGGATTATATGATGTGGAAGGGATAGCTCAATTAAATATTAATAATACACCGTTAACTAATAAAAACGAAATTAATTCAGAATTAGTTACAGAAGCAGTGGATAATCCTAGTAATCCAACATATTTTTTACTGGGTATTGAATATGAAAATTTAGGAGTAGTTCAGTATCTATTGACATTGAATGTGCCATTTGATAGAATTGTGGATATGTTGAATACTGGAATAATTAGGAGATATAATCTCTTAAAAAAGAGTAACCCATTTATTAAGTTTAATGACATAGCTAAATCATATGGTGTAACAGAAGAAGAAGAAATTAAAGGACTTCTGAATATTTCAAACTTTAGAATTACACCAGAAAATTTAAAACAGTTAAAGAAAGATCAATTTACAGATGTACGTAAAACTCAATTATATAAATTAATGAGTTTAAATATTTTAGCAACTTACTTACATTTTAATAATAAAGCTCAAAGTTTTAAAGACTTAACACAAAACTATAGTGATGACACAAAAAAAATCACAAATACTTTTCAAGCAAGAGCTAAAAGATTGATGGAAAAACAAATTGCTGATCTGGGTGTTGAAAAAAATGGAGTTCCACTATTTACAGCAGATTCAATTAATTACCTTTCAAAGGAAAGCGTAGTGTCTCTATTTAATAATAGCGAATTATCAATTAAGATTTCAAAAGCTATCCTGCCTTATTTTACAGATGAAGAAACCCTGAATTACTTTAGTGAAAAAGTTAAAAGTTTTGTCGGTACAAATTCTTTAAAAAGAACTTTAGCAAAAAGATTATTTCAAGAGTACATGCAATTTATAGTGGAAAATATGAATGTACCTTTTTCAAGCAAAGGAATTATTGCTAGAAGTGCATTTAAAGGAAATGCAATTCAAACATTTGCTGCTAAATTATATTTTATAAAAAATAATTATCCAAAATCTTTTGAAAGATTAACTAATACTTACTCTATATTAAACAATATAATAATAGAAAAGATAAAAAATGAAATGCCAGGAGAAGGTTTTAGCAGGACTGATAACTACGTTGTAAAATTAAATTTAGGAGGTGAAAATATAAAATCTCAAGAAAATACATATATTAAAGAATTAAATAGTTTACTATCTTTTAACGGTTTTACAGGAAGACCTTCAAATGAATTAAAAGATAAACAAAGTGAATTTACTAAGGATGTAAATGACCTCATTAAATCATTTACTTATTTAGCTTTTAAACAAGGAGGATTTTCACAAAATAGATTTAACATTACTTCACTACTGCCTCTATCAATATTAATTCCAGAATTTGAATTAGCATTTAAAAATTACCAACTTTTATCCAGTAATAAAAAATTAGGATTAGCCACTAATTTCTACTTAGAATTCTATAAATTTAACCCTCAATTTAGTGTTAATAGAGGAAAACAAGATAATGTAGGATTAAAAGATTACTATAATGGAATGGCTCAAGCAGTGATAAATGAAAAAGAAGTAACTTCTTTAAATGAAGTTAATCCTATAAAAATAGATATTAATAAACCAGAATTTAACAAATTACCTTTTAAATCTAGTATTCCTACATTTACATATGCAGGAATAGGTAGTAGAGAAACTCCAGCAAATGTTCTTTCTCAAATGACAGAACTTGCTAAAGAATTAGAGAGAAGATATACACTAAATACAGGAAAAACTTTTCCTGCCACTGAAAGTTATGATAAAAAGGTTTATGATGAAAGAAAAAAAGAATCTGAAAAATTAAGTAAACTACATGGTAATCAAGTTGGTTTAGATGAAGAAGGAGCAGATAGAGCTTTTTCTGCTGGTACAAGTAAAAAGAATTTATTTGGAGTAACAGGAGTAATAGGTAATAGAGAAATGAAAGTAATGGAAGAAATTCATCCAAATCCTTCAGCTTTAAAATCGGGGGGTAAAAAACTTATGGCTAGAAATACTAATCAAATATTTGGAGAAAATTTAGATACACCTGTTGATTTTGTTTTATTTTATGCTGAAGAAACTTCCAATCCATTAAGACCAAAAGGAGGCACAGGACAAGCTGTAGAAATGGCTAGAAGGAAAGGTATTCCTACAATTAATATGGCAAATCCTAATTGGAGAGAAGAATTAGATAAAGTTTTAAATACATCTAATAAAGTTTCTCAAAGAGAATATACACCTGAAAATATAACTTCTTTAAATGAAGTTAATCCTAAAGAAATTATTAATAGAGATAATAAATATAAATTTAAAGAAAATAATAAATTATTTAAAAATATAAGCTACTATTCTAGTGGATATTCTGGGAAGTATGCTAATAAATATTTTATTGTTGGAGACACTTCTCTTGGACAAAATTCAATAGGTAAAAATTATCCTTTTTTATTGATTAAAATTAATAATAATAAAAGGGCATCTGTTTTGGAAGAACAATTATTAACAGTAACTGGTGAAAATAATATTAGTATTATTAATAATAAAAATGAAATAAAAAAAATAATAGACGATATTAGAAATAATAGAATACTAGATGATATTCATTCTGATAGTGACTTTGGGTTTGATAATATGAAAGATTCAAATGATGGAATTGTAAAAATTATAAATAATAAAATTCCTAATACTATAGTTTTAAATACAGTAAATGAAGTTTCTAATACACAACCAAAAACAGAATTAAAAGTAATTAATAGAAATCCAGAAATAGTAAATAAATTAAAAGAATTTGAAAGTGTAACTGAATTATACAGATATAAGAATAAACTTTCAGAAGAACAAAAAGTTATTTATTCTCAAGATTTTATTAATAGAGAATTTGAAATTAATAATTTAAATGAAGTAATTAGTCCTAATGAAATATATTCTCAATTAGGTAATAAAACAAAATCTGAAAATATAAAAATTATTCCTTGGGGCGTTCTTAAAGAAGAAAAAAAAGTTTTTACAAATGATGGAATTGTTACTACAAGAATAGATACTCAAAACTTTATGCCAGGATCAAGTGCTCAACATTTCGGAAACCCTTTTACATCAAATAAAAAATTACGTTATTTAATACAAACAAATTCCACTAAAGAATCTGTTGAAAAATATATTAATTGGATAATAACAGGCGAAACAGGTGTATACTTTTTTGGAGAAAATGATGTAGACCCCGTAGATTTGGATATGCAAAGAGATTGGATAGTAAGTCAATTAAAATCAGGAAAATTAAAAGGCGAACCTTTATTATATTACAAAGAACTTGGTGAACCTTCTCACGCTACAGCATTAGATTATTTAATTAATAAATATGATTGGAATAATTTATTAAATTCTTCACAAACAAATATTGACTATATTCCTGTATATCAAGAAAGCAATAAAGAAATACCATATAGTTTTTATATAGATAATATTTCATATAGTAGAAATACAAATGAAGATGGAAGTAAATATTATGTAGCTGCTCCTTTTGGTAGTGTTAATTGGGAAAAAATAAAAGTAAGCAATGCTATAACTGAGGAACAATTTAATGAAGATTATTTAAAAAGTTTAAAAGTAGATGAAGAAAATAAACAGCTTAAATTAAAAAAACAAGTTGAAAAGCAAGCTGAAATAGATTATTGGGATAATACTGAAAATAATATAGTAGGTAAAATATTTTCTTTTGATGTAGGTGAAAATGAAAAAGGACTTTCGTATGAACATAAAATTTTAATTAAAAAATTACATTTATTAGAAAATGGTAATTATGAAATTATTGCTGATAACACCGTAAATGGTAAAACTTATCATATGATTACAGATTCAGACGGTTCTGTAATTTCTTATACTAGAAATGGTAAAACGTTTGATAAAGTAAGTTCTGATGAAATATTTTTTCTTGATGACGTAATTGTTATAAAAAAAGTTAAAAGTGATAAAAAACAAATTGACTACATTTCAAAATTACAAGATGTAGTTGTAGAATCTAGTAAAGACTACTTAATTCAAATACCAAATGAAGAACAAGAAGGTAGAGAAAAAGATTTTAATAATGAAAACTCAGAACATATTGGCTTTAGTATGGAAGCTTTAAAAAGTACTATTTTATCAATTCAAAAGTATAATCTTGACTTAAATAAAATTATTTATAAAATATCTGAAGGAAGTTTTGTATCTTTAACAGATTTCTTTAAAGAAATTGGAATTAATGTTGGATCACAAGATATAAACCCTTGTCAATGAATTGTAAAATAGATTATATAAGAGAAGCTTTAAAAGATGAAGCAAGTATTCTGGCTATGGAAAATAAACATAGAGAAATACTAAATGAAGTAATAAAACAAAACATATTTGAAGATAGAAATAACAAATTGTATTTCTACGCAGAAAAAGCAATGCAACAATATGCTTTTATGGAGTATATTAATAATAGAGAAGGTCAAATACTATTTGATAGGATGGGTATTTTAGAAATTAATGTGTTAAACGCAGTTAAACTAACTCCACTTAATACAGATAAGATAGAAATAAAAGAAAAAATATTACAAGACATATATAGATACGTAGATGTAAATATGTTTTATAATAAACAAGCAGCAGCTAAAATAGTTAAAGTAGTAAATAAATTATGGCCTAATGCAGTTAGATCTACAAACTATAAAAGTAGTGACGTAGATAAAATCATAATTAATAATTTATCAGAATTAGTAGAGATAGAGTTTGACAAGCAAAAAAATATTAAAAGAGATATTGATTATTATAATGGAGATGAAGCATTATATGAACAAGAAGAGAATTATAAAGAATTTTATACAGAAGTACCTAAAACAATTTGTTAATGGCTTGTAAGTTACCACAGTACATAGATGATAATACATCTATTGAAGAACAAGAAAGACTTTCTAAAGTGCATCTTGATATTTATGATAAAGCTAAATTCTCTGGTTTATTTACAGAGGGTGATGGCCTTACTGTAAAGAGTAATGAATTTATTAGTCCAGAACAAAATAAAAACATAGAAGATTTAAAAGCAATAGAACCTGCTTATGCTAATTACACAAATGAGCAGGTAAAATCTTTTATAGAAAGTAAGATACCTAATAGTAAGATTAAAGAAGTTGTTTTTCATATTAGTAAATCTAAAATTAAAAAATTTGATAAAAAATATTTAGGTAGTGAAACATCTGCTAATGATACTGTTTTAGGTTTTTTCTTTACAGATAACTTAAACGCTATTCAAGAAATAGCTAAAGATAAAGAAAAACAATTATTAGAAATGGGTGTTACTAAAGAAGTATTAGGTAAAGAAATAACAGTCAGTGTATTAAATATAAAAAATCCTATTTATTATAATGGTTTTACTCAAGGAATCTGGAATATTCTACCTGATTTTAATATAACAAAACAATTTAATAAAGATGCTGAAACTTCATTTTTAAGAAAGGGTGGTAATGATTATTTTAATAGATTAAAAAGAAATGGATCTAAAAAAGACTATATAGAAGTTAAAGAACTTATTGAAAAAAATCAACAAGACGGGGTAGTAGGCGCATTATCTGTTGACATGGATCAAGATGGTTATCCTGAAATTTTAGCCAGCTCTATTGTAGCATTTGAACCTGAACAAATAATAATACTAAACTCCCCAGAAACAATAGCAGAATTTAAAGCATTTGTTAATAAAAATAATAAACTAACACCAGAACAAAATAAAAACATTAATGATTTAAAAGAAATTGAGCCTTCCTATAAAGTTTTTCTAAATAGCGAAATACAATATGCTATTGAACAATTAATACCTGATAAAGATGTATTAACTCAAACAAAAGATTTTATAAACAGTTTAAAAACAAAATCTACTTTTTTCAATTATAAAAATGAAATTGACAATTTGGTTAATAATGTAGAAGATTTATTAAGTGATTATTTAATTTATTCTCATAATTCATTTTCTAAAGATTCTGAAAAATCAATGATTTTTGACAAAAGTGAAAAAATATTAATAAGTGCATTAGAAGATTTAGATAAGGAATTGCAAAGTAATTATAAAAAGGACATTTTAAAAGCCGCAAAAATAGCAATAGATGAAATAGAAAAAGTTAATTACTTAGAACAATCTGAAAAATCCATTGAAAAAAAGAATAGTATTTTAACAAAGTATATAGGTGTTAAAGAAAATAATAGTAGAATAGCACAAATCATAGCAAGTAATAACTACCTACAAAATAAAATGCAAGTTGATTTTGTAGCCAATAGCTATAGCTTAAACTCTCCAGAAACTTTTTCTAAAATAAGAAATATTATTAATAATAGAAATCAAATTAATACAGTTTCAAATTTTATACAAAGTATAAATACAGAATATCAAGGTGAAGTAACTAGATTAGTAGGAGATAAACTTGGTATTAATGCTTTAAGTAGTAAAAAAATTCAATATCAAAAAAATCAAACTAATTCTAATGAAGGGATAATAGCCTCTGAAAAAACCATCAGGGATTTAGCAGCTACAATGTCAGATAGAATAGGTATGCCTATTAGATTTGAAGCTGATAAAACTAAGAATTATAAAGGTAAAATAGAAAATGGTGTTGCTTATATTAATTTAGCTTATGCTACATTAGATACTGCTATACATGAAATACTAGGACATCCTATTATTAGAGCTATTAAATATAAAGAAAAAGGAGAAAAATATAAAAATGATTATTTAAGTAAGTTTTATTTAAATAATATGGAGTATCGAGATGAAACTGATATTGGAGGAAATTATACAAAGGAAAGTAAAATTATAACAGAAGAAGAATATAAAAAAGCATTTTTTCAATCAAAAGAATATTCACAATTATATCAAAACCTTCTTAAAGAACTTGAAACAGGTGTAGGTAAAGAAGTATTGGATAGGATTAAAAAAGATTATGTAAATAAAGAAAATATATATACTCAAAAAGGTCAAGAAGTCTATAAAAATAATGTTTTACACACTGCTTTTTTTAATGAACAAGATGCTAAAGAATACATAAAAGAAAATTCAAAGTATACATTAGAAGAACAACAAGAAGAAGCATTAGTAGAATTACTTGGTTTAATGACTGCTAATAAACTTGATAATGTAAAAGATGGTAAGTTAATATCTTTACTTAAAAGATTACTTAAAGAAATGAAAGCCTTTATTAGAAGTCTTTTAAATCAAAAAGAAGTAGAAATAGATAAGTTACCTGATAATATGACATTAGGACAACTTTCTGATTTATTAGCTTATAGTAATAGTAAACTTATACTTCCAGGATATGAAGTAGAATATACAACTCCTGATAATGTTAAACATAAAACTTATCAAGAAGCAAGTAATCATGTTAGTAAATTAGCTCAAGATGTTAAAGAGCTTGATTTAAATAACTTGAAATTACAAGATTACAAAAATGTAGATAGTTATATATATGGAGGTTGGAAATATTTTAAACAAAATGAAAAAGATTTTATAGAAGAACCAAGTTTTAAAGACCCAAACGATATTAATAGATATATATCTACATCAAATGTAACTAATGTAATTAAAGATGGTAAAATGTTATCCCAAGATTGGGAATATATAAAAGAACAATATACAAAATTTGCTAAAGATAATAATTATACTATTACTTATAAAATAAGAGAAAGTGAAGGTTCTTTTGATAGGTATATGGGTAAAAATAGTTCTATTTATGCAGTTAAATATTTTATAGAAAAAAATAAAGAATATGAACAATCAAAAGAAATAATAGAAGAATGGAAGAAAGTAAATAACATTCAATATAATCCAGAAGAAATATATAGTAGAGGACAAGAATTTGTTTCTATTGTAGGAGCTTATTCTAATTTTGATGTAAACCTTATGATGCAAAACCTATTACATCATATAGAAGATAATGAAAAAGCTGGGGGTAAATTTGCTATTTCAGCTATTACTAAACCTGTTGATAGAAAAATAGAACACTTAGAAGGGGGTGGAGGTAAGATTAAATTTAAAATTAATCCACAATCACAGGATATTCTTTGGGCTTCTAATCAAGATGTATATTCAGGAAGTGTTTGGGATGCTTCTGAAAAGGTAAATAAAGATAAAAAATCTGAATTACTTGGTGTTAGTTATACTAAATATCCTTCTTTAAATAGCATAAACACTGTTCAGTCTAATTTAGCTGCTGTAGTAGACAATTTAGCTCACCATCACAATGAGCTTGGTATTGTACTAACAGGTAATAATTTTAGACTTGAATATGATGAAGATATTCCTTATTCTACTAAAAAGATTATTGATGGTGTAAATAACATACTTGATCAAAAATATGGTAAGTTAGTTAAGCCTGAAATAAGAAAATCAAAAATAAATGATACAATATTAGATTTTTTATATGAAAGAAATGGTGAATATTTTTACAATGATAATAGTAATGATGAAATTAGTTTATCTAAAGAAAGATATGACCAATTAAAAAAAGAAAGTTATAATTCAATTCAACCAACTCAAACTAATGAAACTTTAAAAGAAAGTATTGATAGTGTTAAAAATAAAACTGTAAAATATAATGAAGGTAGTTTAAGTAAGAAAGAAGATTTTGAAATTATCTCTAATAATGAGTACGAAGAAGCGGTAAAAAAAGGTAAAAAAGGATTTGAATTAGGTACTGAAAGTTTTGGTTATTCTGAGACTTATAATTATAATGGATTCATCTATACTCAAATAGATAATGATGTTTCTAAAGAGATGTTTATTAATGAAGATGAATATCAAACAGGTGAAGTATATGGTAAAATTAAAATTAACTCTAAAGAATACACTTCTCAAGCATTAATAAATACTAAAATAGCAGCTTTAAAAGAAGTAGCTAAAAAATATCCTAGAAGTTTAATTAGAAGTGAAGTTAAACCTATAAAGGGAAAAAGTAACGGAAATTTTGGTTATAGTGAAGAAGAAATGCCTTTTCAAAAAATAAGTTCCGACTTATCTCAAGCTACAAAAGATAATTTAAAAAGTATACAGGATTTAACTAATGTAACTATAAATTACACTAATGAAGATAAAAGCTACTTTGATGGTAATACTAATAGTATTAATATTAACATGAATGAAGTAGATGAATTAGTTACTGCATCTGGCTTATCTAAAAACGAAGTATTAAATTTTGTAGTAAACCATGAAATTGGTCATGCTCAAACAGAATATGCTTTAGCAAATTCGGATATTACTGAATTTGAAAAACTTCTTAAAGAAATTATTAAAGTAAATGAAAATAATCCATTTGAAGACGTATTAAGAGGCGGATTTACTATTAATGGAAAACCCAGAGCATTTGCAAATGTAAGTGAATTAATAGCTGATTACTACAGTAATCCCTACCTTATTACTTGGTTGCAGAGTAATAAAAAAAATAATTTATTCCACAAACTATTATTATTAATTAAAAAAGCTTTAAATAGTATAGGAATAATAAAATCTACTCCTACGTTATATCAAGAACTCACAGCATTAATAGAATCTAAAAAAATACTAATTGAAAATACAAACAATTCTATTAACAGAGAAAATCCATATACTATTAGAAATGTTGTAGAAGCTGACATAAAAACTACAATCTTTGATGAATTTGAATTACTAATGAAAGTGGATAGCATTTCAAATGAATTTAGAGATAAATTGCCAGAAATGCTTTTGAATATAAAAAATATGAGGAAACTTTTATTTGATAAACAAAAGTTTTTACAAGATACATCCATTAAAAATAGTGTAACTATTTTAATAAAAGAATTAGAAAAAATAGAAGATAACCCAAATGATTTAATATCAATTGTAAAACAAATATTTAATATTTCATTTATATTTAAAAAACTCAAAGCCGAAGCTGTTAATGCACAAAAAATTACAAATGAAAGTTTAAAATTAAGAGTATTATATGAATTAAAAGAAATGGCTGAAGAACACGAACCTTTTTTAATATTACTTTCTAATATTAGACTATCTTTGGAAGCTACAGAAGATAATAATATTTCAATGCTTACTAATGCTATATCAAAAGATGAAAAACTTAAAAATACTAGAGTAGAAATAAATCTTACAAGAGTATTATCTGAACCAAGGAATATATCAAATGACATCAAATCAATATTCATGAGAAATTATGAGTCTATAGTTGAAAATATGATATATACGGACTTAGAATCAACAGCTACAGAAGCTAAATTAAGATTTGAACAAGAAATACTTGATAGAGAAAATGACTTACCCGCAGCAAATATAAAAAATCAAAGAGTTATAAAAGATAAAATAGCCTCTCTCAAAGAGAAGATAAAAAAATTACCTCTTAAAGAAAATAACAATGTAAAAGATTTAATAGCTCAAATTAATGGAGATATGTCTTTTTTAAATTTGTGGGTAGAAAGTAATACAATTAGCAGATCAACTCTTGTTCAAACACTATCTTCAAAAATAAAAGATAACGAACTCAGAACAAAAGAGTATATGCAACAATTTTTAAATCAAGCTCAAACTAAAAGAGATGCTTATTTAAAAGCAACAAATCAAACTAACATTGACACAGAAAAATTAAATGACCCATTCTTATATGAATTAACTGTGATTGATAGTGTAATTTATAATGAAGATACAAAAGAATTTGATGTAGTAAGTCATAAGCAACTTGGCTTAATAAATGAATATACAGATGAATATCAATACGAATTAAATCTTTTAAAGAAAAAAGAAACTGCATTACAAATATTAATTTCACAAGGTAAAGATTTAAAAAATGTTCTTGAATCTGTAAAAGAAGATAAAAGAAAATTCTATAAAGAAAGTGTACAGAATAGGTATATAAAACAAGTACAAGAAGGCTTTGAATTATTAGAAGAAATAATTGATGGTACAACTCTATCACAATACAGAGGTAACCTTTATCAAAAATTAGAAGAAGCTCAACAACAAAGAGATACTGACTCTAGTTTGGATTTGAAAAAGATACATACTGAAGCGGTTAAAGAGCTTCAAATACTAGTAAATGATATATCTGTAAGCCGTGGTAAAAAAGAAAGCTCTATAGAGTATAAAATGGCTATTCAAGCTCAAAAATACAGGGATATTATGGCTCCCTATAAAAAAAGTGTAATTTCATTAAATAATGAAAATTTTTATAGAGATCAATACGAATTAAAAAAAGCAAGTTTATTACTAGGAAGTATTTCTAAAGAAGACTATGATATTTGGGTAGAGGAAAATACAAGAATAGAAATATCAGAAGAATTCTACGATAAAAGAAAAATGCTATCTGAAACTTTGGAAGAGTTAAGAAAAGAATTAATAAAAAAAGGTGTTTTACAAGAGAAAAATGAAAAATTAAAAGATGGATATATTACTTTAAGAGATATTAATAAAAAGTATAGAGAATTTGATGGTGTAATTAATGGTAATAG